CGGCACGTCGCGCGCGGGTTCCTGTATTGGTGCCGGCGCCTCTGCCGCCGCCGGCTGCGGTTCCTCTGGAATATTTTTTGGAATATTTTGTGGTTCGCTTTGGGGTGCCGATGCGGCCTTGCGCGCCTCCAGCTTTGCCGCTGCGGCGCGCACGACCTCGTCCTGCCTGGCGTTCAGCGCGCGGCGCGCGGCGAGCTTTCCTTCTGCGGCAGGTGCGGCGCCCGTTCCAGCGTCGGCTGCTGGCCCAGTACCTGCGTCGGCCGGTTGCGGGCTTTGCGCTCCGCGCGCAGGCGGCGCTTCTTCTGGAACTTGCGGGCGTTCGGGCACATGGGCAGTCTCCTTGATGGGCTTCATGCTGACAATGGCTTCGATGGTTGTGTCGCCTCGCATGCGTGCTGCGGTGATGCGGTGGCCACCGTCCAGGATGTTCAGTTTGCCGGTGCGGGGCGACAACACGGCGATCACTGGCGGCACATCGTCGGCAGAACGGTCGCGGTATTCCTCGGCGCGTGCGCGATTGACCGTGCCGTCGTACAGGTCACCGTTCTCGTTGTCCTTGAACATGGACAGCGGCACCGCACCCATGCGCAGCACGGAGCGGTTGCCTTCACCTGCGTCAATCTGACGCACAGGGTCGACGCCGCCGGGCTTCTCCGTTTTTCCGCTGACTATCGCGCGCGCGTCGTCGTGGCTGATCAACTTGGTGATGGATTCGACTCTCGCTCGCGGATTGGTCAGTGCAGGCTGGGCGTCGGCGGCGCCATCTGCACCAGTTCGATGATCGCCAGCGTCATCGCCGCGCTGCGCGGCAGTTCCACCGCTTCCTGGTCGTTCGCCTTCGACAATTCCAGTTCCAGTTCCTGCACGTCCTGCGGCGTGATCACTTCCCACTTCAACAGCAGGTCCGCCGCTTCGTCCGCGTCCATCAGTTTCTCGTTCAGTTCCAGCATTATCGATTCCATCGCGCGCCCCTTCGATCGGTTGAATGCGGAACTTGCCTTCGCTGCCCACCACTTCATGCGGCTGGCCGGTTTCCTCGGCGTAGCGCTGCATCATGCGGTTGGCGGCCTTCATGTCTTCGAACGGTCCGGTGGACAGCGGCTCGACGGCGGGCTTGCTATCGGCCATGGCCTGCTTGCCGCGCGCGGCGATTTCTTTTTCGATCTGCTTGCGCTCGGCCATCAGCGCCTTGCGCTGTTCCGGCTGCTGCTGCGCGCGGCCGGCGACATCCTTCAGCGCTGCGCGCAGGTCTTCCAGCGGCATCGCCGTATAGTCGGGCGCGGCGGGCGGCATCTCAGGTGCGGGCGCCGGATCGGCTTCGTGCTGGTCGGCCGCCTGTTCGATGGCGGCGCTCATCGGGCCAGCATCGGCCGGCGTCGGCGCGGCGGCCGCGTGCACGACGGCACCCTCCAGCGGGCCGGATGGCTGATCGATGGGGCGGATGGCGCGCAACTGGTCGGCTACGGATGAACCGACTGGCGCCGGGGCGGCTTCTGGCGCGACAGGATCTTGGGGCGGCATGTCGTCCAGCGTCGGCTCGATGCGCGGCTGCGCGCCTGGCGCGGCTGCTTCCGGCTGCGCCAGCGCGGCGCGCGCGCTGTGCGTTGCCTCGGACATGACACCCATGCCGGCGCCGCCCAGCCCGCCCTTGAGCGCGGAATCGATCACGTTGTCCAGCAATTCTGGCGTGAACAGCTTCTTGCCGCTGGCCTGCGTCTTGCCCGCCTCTTCGATGATCGTCTGCAGGCCCTCGGTGCCGGCTTCGGCAATGAACTGCTTGCCGGCCTCCACGCCCAGGCGCTTGATGATGCCGCCCGCCACCTCGTCGACGACCGGCCCGGCGATCTTGCGCAGCGCGAGCACGGGTTCCAGCGTGTCCAGCAGACCGGCCGGGATGCCGTAGCCCAGCGCGATGCCGGGGCGCTTCTGGCCCGTCTCCTGGTAGATGTCGCCACCGATGGAGCCCGTCTCCATGCCGATGGTCGCGGGCGCTGCGCCGGCCGCGCTGCCCATCATCACGCGCTTTGCGATGAACTGCGCGGCGTTGCGCTCGGCGACGTCGCGGGCGATGCCCTTGGCCACCTGCGATTCGATCATGCCGCCCACCAGCCGCTGCGCGCCGACCTTGGCCGCCTGCGCACCGATGCCACCGGTGGCGAGCGACGGCAGGATCATCGGCAGGTTCTCCATCACGGCCTCGATCGTGTAGCGGCCGACGTCGCCCATGTCGCGGATGTTCTTGTAGCTGCCGATCGTGGCCGGGTTGTTCTTGGCGACGTCGTTCTGGATCGCCACGTACTGGTCCAGCAGGCGCGTCGCCTCGTCTTCCTTGCCGGCGGCTTCGGCCGCCATGCCAGCGGCGCCGTAGCCCAGCGCGCGCAGGTTGTCGATGCCGCGGCCGAAGTCGCCGCGCGCCTGGTCGACGATGCCGGGGCGGTGCTTGGTGCCGGTTTCCGGGAATGCGACGGGCTGCTCGCGCGCGGGCAACTGCGGCACGACGCCATCCTGCTCGCCTTGAAGTTTCGCATTCAGGCGCTGATCGAAGAATTCCTCAGGCGTCGGGATCTTCTTCATCGGGCCGGCGGCGCGCTGGTCGGTCTTGGCCTTGAGGCGTGCGGCGGCCTGCTGGTCGTACTGCGCCATCGCGTTCTGCACGGCGGCGTCGTTCGCCTTCGGGTTCAGCGCGCGGAACTCCTTCTCGTAGTCGGCGCGCGCCATGCGGTTCGGTGCGAACTGGTTTTGCTCGGCGCCGGGCGTGAACGCGGGCGGCGCTTCCGGCGCGGCGGCCGTGTCGCCATAAAGCTGCTGGCCGATCTGCCCGGCCTTGGCCAGCACCTCCTGCCCGTATGCCGCCGTCTTCTCGCCCCACAGTTTGCGGTCCGGCCCGGCGAAGTGCTCCTTCACGGCATCGGCCATGTCGTAGCCCTTGTCCAGGCGCTCGCGCAGTTGCATGGCGATGGCGGGAACTGCCTCGTTCGGGTCGCGCGCGTTGATGCCCAGGCTCTTCGCCGTAGCGTCCAGGTACTGGCCGATCCCGGCCGCGCTGGTTTCCCTGTTGGTGGCGTCCGCGTTGTAGCTGGATTCCTGCTGCGCGATGGCCATCAGGACGTTCACGGGCACCTTGAAATGCGCGGCCGTCGCTTCGAACAGCGGACGCATCGACTCGGGCGGCAACAGGCTGGCGGGCGGCGCCGAGCGCGCGGCGGGCGCTGGCTTCGGCGCGGGCGCGGCCGCGCTCACATCGGGCATCTCGACGTCAGGCACCGGATCGCTGCCGGGCAGCGGCGCCGGCTGCTGGTCGATCAGGGACTGGAACGGAGATTGGAGAAAAGAATTGCCGGCCACTGGTTGCCTCGCGCTGTGTGGATTTTCGGCAATGATACGCGAGATTGCCTTAAATCAACAGTGGGGCGATAGGCAAAGAAAAAGCCACCTGATGGTGGCTTGATCCCATGATGACCGGATTCGAACCGGCGACTCCCGAATAAGGCTATCCGGCACTCTGTCCTCTGAGCTACATCATGTATGTGGTGGCCGGTGCTGATCTCCGGCTTTGGCCTGAACTACGCCCCTGTTGGGACCGACGTGGTCTGACTCCACCCGACCTCCCGGCAATGCCGGGCATTCTGTTTTATGTCAGCGGCCACACTTTGCACACTTCGCTGCGCATCAGCACTGCGCATTCACCACACGGAGACAGCCTGGGCTATCGAACGCAAATCGCCGTAATCAACAGTCAGGGTAAATTGAGAAACCCAAGCCGTCTCCGTGTGGTGCCAGGGCGGGAATCGAACCCGCATCTACGGCCGGGAACCCCCGACCCCCATCCCGGAATCGAACCGGTCACGGGCGCTGTGCGGGCGCCCGCTGTACCAACACCTGGAACGAGGCGAGTATGGCACGCCCCGTTCCGTTTCGCAACTACCGATAGACGGTATCGACCTTGCCCGTTGCAGGATTGAACACGGGCACGGCCCGCTTGCCGGCGGGCGCTGTCGGCGCGCCAGCGGCCGGGCTCGGCGTCGTCGACTGTGCGGCGGTTGGCTTTGGCAGCAGGGCGATCGTGTCTTCCACGCGCTGGCGCTTCTGTTCAGCCGTCAGCATGTTGAACATCGGATCGCTGGCCAGGTGCGTGATGACCATCGCTTCGCGCTCCTGCGGCGAGACGGGCTTCTTGAACTGGCCTTGCGAAGCGATGCGGTCGGCGTCGCGCTTCGCCGCAGCGGCCCAGCCTTCGCGCGCGCGGTCCATCTTGGCCTTGTTGGCCTCGTTCTGGCGCTCGAGTTTCGCCTTGTCCTCGGCATCCTGCCGGTCCTTCCTTGCCTTGTCGGCCGCTTCCTGTTTGGCCATGGCGTCCTGGCCGCGCTGCTTGATGCCGGTCAGCGTGCGCGCGTCGTTGCGCTCGTCCATCGCCTCTTTCGCCGCCAGCGTGTCCGCCTGCGTCTGCCGCTGGAAACGCTTGTTGAACATTTCGATGGGAGAGAGTTGCGCGAGCCCGACTTCGGTGATCGTCTTGGCATCCTGATAGATCTTCTGGGTCTGCCCGTCCTCACCCTTGACGGTCATCGTAAAACCGTCGGAGCCGTCCGCGCCCTTGGTCGGCTCGGCGCTCACGAGCTCGTAGCCGTCGTCGAAGTGCGGATGCAGCTTCATGAGTTCCTGCGCCGAACTCGTGAAATCGCCGAACTGCGCCAGCCGCACGGCCTTGCCCCAGGTGGCCATATTGGTGCGGGTCTGGTCCTCGTCGGCGTACTTCTGCCACGCGGCCGCCGCTTCCGGCTTGCCTTGCGCGATCAGCGCTTCGGTCATCTTCGGGATGAGCGCTTCCTTGAAGAACGAGTGCAGCGCGGGCGTCTGCTTTTTCACATAGGCGGCGGCTTCCTCCTGCGTATCGAAACCCTGGCCGTCGACGTCGAAGCGCTTGCGCGGCGCCTGCGGCAGGCCCCCGGCGAACGCGGGCGGCGCTTCCGGATCGGGCAGGCTGGCGCCCGGCGCGGCGCTGGCCAGCGGGCGACTTGACAGGGTGCTGGTATCCTGCACATCGGGCGCGGACACCGGAGACGTGCGCATGGCGTCGGGGGATGCGTCGCTCTGGGTCTGCAGCCCAACCTTGCGGATGTCCGTGTTGACCGACATGTCGGCATTCGGGTCGCGGCTGGCCTGCGGATTGCTGGTCAGGTTCTGCTGGTCGCCCAGGTCGTTGACCTTCGGCGCTGCGGCCGCCTGCATGGCCTTCGCTTCGGCGATGCCCTGCTCGCGCACCTTGGCGATCTTGTCGTCCTCGACCGCCTGTTTCAGCTTCTGGCCGATCACCATGCCGCCGGCGAATCCATTTGCGAAACCGGCCAGGCCGGCACCAAAACCACTCATGAGTTCACCTCGATATTGAAAGCGGCGATGTGCTCGCGCACGGCCTCGTTGATCATGTCCAGGCGCTGCTGCACGATGGCGTACGCGCTCGGATGGTACTGTTTCAGGTAGGCTGACACGCCGTTTTCCCAGTAGGCAGAACACGTCATGCAGTCCGGGGCGCTGTCCATCATCTGGTAAAAGCGCGGGACCGGCAACCGGTTCTTGCGCAGGTAATCCATCACGTCGGCGACGCTCCATTCCTCGATCGGGAACAGGTATTCGACGCCATCTTCCACGTGGCCCGAGCAGATCGGCGCCTTGAGCCGGTCATCGGCGCGCTGGCCGCGGATGATCAAGGTGATGCCGTCGGCGCGCATGCGCTCGTGCATGGGCACCATGAAGACGCGCGCGCAGCAGGCGTATCGGTCCTGGATCATCGGGCCGGGGCCGCCCGATCCGGCGATGCCGATCGGCGTGCGGCTGGCCGGCACGATATCCGACGGGATGCCGTACTGCGCCACGACATCGGGCTGGTGGCCGTCGATCTCTACGAAGTGCGGCACCTCGGCGCGCACCAGTTCCATCGCCTGCTCCGTCTCCGGGAACGGGTCGCCGGTATTGAACCAGTAGACCGTCAGGCGGTCCCAGAACGGGCGCAGCAGGTACAGGCAGGCGAGCGAATCACGCCCGCCCGAAAGTTGCAGGGCGATGCGCTCGTGCCGGCCGATGGCCTGTTCGATGGCGTCCATCAGAATGCCATCGCGGCGGCGCCGGCAATACTGCCGACGGCACCCATCACGCCGTTCGATTGCGAGGATGCGGCCTGATTCGCCGAGTTCCATGCATTCAACTGGTTGCTATACAGCGAATTGGCGATGCCCGCGCCGCTGGCGTTCAGGTTGCCCGCCGTGCCGAAGCCGCTCATCATGGCCTGATTACCCGCATTGAAACTGGCCTGTCCGGCGCCTTGGTTGCCCACGGCCGAGTTGCCCGCGCTGATGCCGGTGCTGATGCCCTGGTAGCCGACGCCGGCCGCGCCGAGCCCCGCGCCCTTCAACTGGCCCGCCTGGCTGATGCCGGCCGTGATGGCGCCGTTGGCTGCCTGTGTGGCGTTCTGCTGCGCCGACGTCGCCTGCAGGCCGAGCGCGCGCGCGTTGTTCGCGTTGCCCAGCACCTGCTGGCCCACCTGCGCCGCGCCGCCGCGCAGTTGCTGCGCCTGCATGCGCACGTTGTCGCGCGCCGCGTTCTGCGCGCCGGCCGACGCCAGCGCCACCGCCGTGCTGTTCGAACGGTCCGTCGCCGCGAACTTGCCGCTGTTCGGGTTCACGCCCATCGACATCATCGCGCGGGTAGATGCGTCCCGAGCCTGCTGGCCGGCAGCCATAGCATCGGCCTTGGCTTCGCCAGCCTGTGCTTCCATGCGGCCGGCGCTGTCCCAGTTCATCGCGTCGGACGCGAGCTTGTCCTCGATCGGCGAGAACGTGTTTTTATACCGGGTCTGCTGCTCGTCGGCGAAGCCGTATTGCTTCTGAGCCTGCGTGCCGAACTGCCCGGCGATGCCCGCCAACTGTTCGCCGTACTTGTTGGACGCATCCGTGGCGCGCGTGGCGAGGTCGTCAAACTGGCCCTTGCCGATCAGGCCAAGATCACGATCCTGCTGCGCCCATGCGTTCGATTTATCCTGCGCGTCTAGCTGCGAGCCGACGACATTGCTGATCATCTTGTCGTAGGCGTCCTGGCGCACCTGTCCGGCCGCATACTGCTGCTTGGCGAAGTCCAGCGATTCGCGGCCCAACTGGACGTTCTGCGCGGCGGCCTGGCCGATCATCGGGTCCGGCGCCGGCGCGGCGCCCGCATCCTTCTTGAAGTAGCGCCCGCGCGCCTGGGGCAGGCCCGGCAGGCTCCAGCCGATTTCTTCCCACGTGCGTTTGTCCATCATTTGCGATACTCCTTCGGGATATAGATGCAGTTCTTGCGCAGCAGGCCGGTCGTGATCACGGCGCCGGTGCTGCACGCGTCCGGGTGGTAGCCCTCGCGCGCAAACCCAAGGTGCAGGTTGAACGCCAGCGCCTTCGTATTGCTCTCGGCAATGGGCGATGACACGCGCGGCAGGCCGCATTGCACGAACGGGTAGACGAACGCCCGCTTCAGGAACTCGCGCGTGAGCCAGTGCCCGCCGCCATCGCTTGCCACGTGCATGAAGCAGTCGTGCGACGAGAACGTGTCGAACACGACCACGGCCACGACGGCGTCATCGCGCGCCAGCCCGATCGCCTGCGCGTCGCTGCGGAATGCGCCAATGCCGATTTTCTCGGCCGACCATGCCAGCAGGCGTTCTCGCTCGTCGTAGATCAGTCTGGTCGCCATGCCGCATTCTACCCCTCATGTTGCCGTGGAACAATCTATAGGCCGGTGAATTTGGCGCCCATGGCGTTCAGGGCGGCGGCCAGGGCGCGCACGTCGTCAACCAGTGCGTTGTGTTCGGCGGCGGTAGGCGGGGCGGATACCTTGGCCGACATCAGGCGCACGGCGCCCTGCGCGGCCATGTCGCCGCGGGTGACGGCCTGTTTTTCGGGGGCGGTATCGGTGCGCGCCCCGGCCAGCGCATCGACGCGCTCGGCGCGGGCGCGCGCCTGCGGGGTGGGTTTGACGTCCTTGCGATCCGGGTATCCCATCATGCGCTCCGTAGTTCCTGCGCCGTGCCGGCCATGGTGATTTCCTGGATGTTGATGTTGCCGGTGACTTCGATTTCCCACTGGCGCGCGAGCATGGGAGGTACGCGGTCCATCTCGCCGATGCTGGTGATCGTCACGAGGAACTTGTCGTCGGCGTAGATGTTCACGGCCATCTGCGGGCCGGACGGCATGGGTTTCAACAGGTCGCCGTTCACGGACAGTTTGCCGATCGAGGACACGCCCAGCGCGCCGCCGATGTGGCCCGTGGCCAGCAGCGCCGCATTGTAGCTGGCCACGGCATCACGCGCGGCCTGGTACGCCAGCAATGCATCGTTGTCGTCGCGGCTGTCGGCTTCGATCAGGATCGCGCCGAAGCTGGTCGGCTGCGGCGTCACGAACGCTTTACTCAGGTACGTGAACAGGTCGTTGTCCGACAACAGGGAATCCCACTCGTAGACGTTGGTGCCGATCGCCATGTACAGGCGGTTATCGGTGATGTCGTAGAACATCGCGTCGGCGCGGTGCTGGCTGCGGATCAGGAACGGCTGCTGGCCGGTGATGTCGAAAATCAGCGTGCCCTGCTGCAGATTGTCGTCGTTGTCCTCGTAGCGATACGAGGCGTAGAAGCGGCCGTAGAACTGGCCGCACACCATCGTGGCCGGGTCCATGCGCAGCCACTGGTCGCGCGTCAGCAGCGAACCCGAGATCAGGTTCGGCACGCCGCCGGCCACCTGCACCAGCCCGTCATTCGACGGGTACAGCACGGCATAGCCCATGTCGACCATCCCCTGCGCGTTCAGGCAGGGCATGTTGAACTCGATGTGCTCCATCACCATCGTGTCGGGCGAGGTGCCGCCGACGATGACCGGCATGCCCTTGGTGCCGACGATCAGGGTCGAGCCTGATACGGCCAGCCCGGTGATGTCGTAGTTGGCCGCCTGCGCGTATTTCACGGGCCACGCGTGCGGCCGGTATGGCTCGCAGAAATACAGGTCCTTGCCGACGTAGCCGGCCATGATCCCGTTGGGCATCGCGACCAGACCTTTCAGGTCGGCCGGCGGCGGGTTCCAGTCGAGCGACGGCAACTGCTCGTTGAACTGGTCGACCGCGATGTTGTCGGTAAAATTGGCTGCGCTGTCGTCGCGCTCGGCGATGAAGTACAGGTTGGCGCCGCCCGTCGTTCCGGTCTGCGATCGGTAGATCCGCTGCTTCGTAAAGCCGCGGCCGGCCGGCGCGGCGGCAAAGCCGGACAAGGTGACGGTGTTGCCCGGCGAGACGACGACTTCAGCGCTGATCGGCGACGGCTCCGACTCTTCGCCGAACTGGGTCACGCGGGTGTAGACGTACAGGCGCGTCGCGCTCGTGGCCGGGTCCAGCGTGCCGACGCGCGCGCACGACAGCGCCACGGACGGCGCGGCCAGCGCCAGGTCGTACACCGTGCCGCCGACCTTCATTTTCGGGACACCGTCGCCGGTGTAGTACAGGCGGTCCTGCGCCACCGGGCCGGGCACGGCGTGCACGACCTTGTCCCACCACAGCCAGTTACCCATGTGGCGATAGATCGTCTTGACCTGGCCCGACACGGCGCCGGCCAGTTCGGCGACCAGATACGGCTTGCGGTATGGCGCAAGTTCGCCATCTTCCAGGCGCACCGATTGCGCGACCTGGGCGCCGGTATCGGGCAACAGCCGCGGCGTGGTTCTCGGGGATTCGCCGGTGAACGCGGCCAGCTTGATGATCGTCATGGGTTACACCTTGTAGGTGATCGTGATCGAGCCGCCCGTCGGCACGACGACGGAGTAGGACGCCATCGCGGTGACGGGAACGTTGGTGAACGCCACATCGGAAGCCGGCCCGCCTGCGCCACCCGGGAACACCTTGCCGAAGCCGGTGGCGCTGGCGCCAGTCGTGGCGGGGCTTCCGCCGACCGTGCGCACGCGATGGTAGTAGCACACGATCTTTCGATAGTAGACCGTGCTTTCCGCCGTCGTGTAATCAATCGGCGGATCGCAGTAGTCCGTGCCGGTGCCACCCCATCCGGGAATGTCGCTTTCAACGTAGTCGATGCCACCAGCACGGCGATACAGGCTGTTGACGACGTGCGTATAGAACTCGTCCGTGCCAGGCACTGCCGGCGTGCCGGGGGCGCCGTGGCCGGTGACACTGTCCAGCAGCGACACGCCAGCCGGCATGGTGAACGATTCGTTCTTCGTAAAGGTCTTGGTGTACGTGGTGGGCACGTAGACTTTTTTCTGGCCGAAGAACGCCAGCATCATCATGCTCATCGCGCGACCTTGGCGTAACGGGTGATGCCGCCGTCGGGCGACCAGAACATGATCATGTCCAGGCCGTTGGTCTGCAGCGCGGCGCCGTGGTTGCTGTTGAGCGAATTCGAGCGCGAGAGCGTACCGTCGCTATTCAGGAAATTGACCGGCGCGCCGTCGATCGTGATGGTGGCGGCGCCACCGTTGACGAGGTACAGCAGCAGTTCGCCGTGCGAGTTGGCCGGCGGCCAGCCGATGATGGTCATCGTCTGCGCGCCCGGGCTGGGTGCCCAGCGCTGCGCGTTGCCGTTGCGGATGTCGATCGTGTTGCTGGCATCCGGTTTATAGGCAGGCGCACAGTCGCGAAAGATCGCCTGCGTGATCTGGTTGTCTCCCATGTCGATGGCGCCCGTAAAGGTGGCGCCGTCCAGGTTGGCCTTCAATGCGACACAGCCGGCGGTCAGGTGGCAACCCGCATAGTCGCCCGCGCTGAACGATGCGGCCAGCGTGTTTTCCTGCGCGCGCAGCACCGTGCACGAATCGACGTTGCGCGCGGTGACGTAGACGATCTCGCGCGCTGGCGTGCCGCCCCCCGATTTCACGAGCGTCAGCGGGAAGAACTCGTCGGCATCCAGCACCGGGAAGAACTGGCCGGTACCGGGGGCCAGCAGGATCGTCGTTGTCGTCTCGCTGATCGCGCCGGCCAGCGTCGTTTCGCCGTTGTTGGTCAGTTTGAGTTTCATGTCAGGCGTCCTTGACGATCAGGATGAAATCGGCTTCCAGCGTGCGGCCGCGCGCGGTGGTGATCAGGAGGGTGATCTTGTAGGATTTTTTGTCGGTGCCACCAGATACCCACACTTTTGCCGTGGTGTCGCTCCATTCGCAGCGTTCGACCACCAGCGCCAGGTCGGGGCCGGAATAGGTACCGGTGACGCCGGTGATGACGTCGCCAGCAGTCAGCCGGCGCGTGCAGATGATGTCGAAGTCCTCGATCTCGCGCGGTTGTTTCGTCTTGCGTTCCATGTTCATCCCTTACATGTAGTTGGCGCGCGAGCGGGCCGCGGCGCGCTGCTCGCCGATGTCGCCTTGCCACGCGAGCGAAGCCAGTTTGTTCGTGAACATGGCGGCGTACGTCGGCCCCATCGTCAGGTCCGTGAACGGTTGATTGGGCGTGACCAGCAATCTCCCCAGCGCGCCCCATGCGACCAATTCCCGGTATTTCTCGAACAGGAAGTCGGGCACCTGATCGGCGTCGGCTGCCGGCTTCAGGAACGCATTGATCGTCAGGATGCCGTTTTCCAGCGGGGCGATGCGCAGCGTGTTGTGCGCGAGCTGCGTGTAATAGCGCGGCAGGCCGACGATCGTGCCGCGGCGCCAGCCGCGCATGCAGCGGTCCATCCACGCCACCGTCTTCGACTCGAGCGGGATATCGGTGTCGCCGAACGAGGCGGATTCGAAGTCGACCAGCAGCGCCTGCGCGGGCGGCGAATACTCGATGTCGTCCAGGTCCATCACGGGCACGGTGCTGGAATCGCGCCATTCGCGCGTGCGCTCGCAGATCGCGGTGCAGGCGTGCAGGATGGCGGCGAACGCGGCCGGCGTAGAGACGCCCGGCGCCTTGGGCGCGATGTCGGGCAGGAAGTTATCGAGGTCGATCATGCAGAATTCCCGGTAGCGGAGTTGACTTGCGCGGCTTGGGCCGGCGCGCCGATGGCGTCGGTGAACGCCTGATAGTGCAGCGCCGCGACGGCGCCCTGGCTGTATTCGGAATCCTTGGTGTGCGCGCGGTAGATCATCCAGTTCAGGATGGCATTGATGAATTCCGGGCGCATGTCCATCGTATCGTCGGCGGTCAGGACGGCCGGCGCGGGTTTCGATACCAGCATCTCCACCATGGCGCCATCGACTGCAGGCGGGTAGACATAGAACGTCGTGGGAGAGCGCTCGTCGACCATGTAGTGGCGCGTTGGCGCGGCGCGCATGCTGTACCAGTCGGGCGCATGGTCGTCGATCTGCTGACGGTCGGCGATGCGGATCGCGCGGCCCGGCCGCCCATCACTGCCGATATTACGGATTACGTCCATCACCTGCGCGGCGCCTTCGGAGGCGCGCTGGAATGCCCCTGGCGCCAGCGCGATTTTTTCGGTGATGGCGCGAGCGGCGGGCCGGCGCAGGACGATCTCGGTGGCGCCGTCGTTCATCCAGTCGATCGCCTCCTGCTCGGTCCAGCGCACGCTTTTCATGTCCAGCATGATGGTCCGGAAGCGGCGCAGCAGGTCACCCACGTGGATGCCGAGCCCGTTTTCGGTGGAACCGATGCTGTTGCTGTCGACGATGATGGTCATGTGGCGGTCGCGGTATTTATGTTGTAAAAACGTTAGGCGATCGGGAACGCAATCTGGAAGATCACATAGTCACCAGCCGTCCATGCGCCGGGGATTGCATTGGTCGCAAAGTTGTTCTGACTGTCGCCCAGCAGGACGTTGACGGTGTCCGTTCCAGGAACGTTCATGCAGTCACCATCTCGAAATACGGTGCCGACCTTTGCGATTGCCGCCCCGATGTTGTTGACGACATCCGCCTGGCTGGTAAATGGCATCTTGAAAAAGAACTGCCCGGTGCCCAGCGATGTCGTCGAGCCGATCAGCAATTTGCCCTTGGCGATGCAATGCCCGTCGCGGGTGCTGTATTCGACCACGAGGGAGCCGTTACCGAGCGTTGGCGGGGTGGCGCCGGTGCCGCCTGTCGTCCACGCCGATGCGAACGTTTTCGACCTGCGGGTAAATTGGCTGTAGTTGCCAAAGATTGAAGAATCAACGGCAAAATCCTTGCCGGACATGTTCGATATAACAAGATTGCCCGCCGTGTTGACATCGCGAATCGTGGCGCTACCCTTGAGGCCCAATCCATCGATCGTGATGACGTTGCGACCAGCACTCGTCCCCAGCGCCAGCCCATCCACGCGCACGTTGTAGATGTACTCGCCGGTCCAGTTGTCAGGTGTCCGCGTAAACAGTCGCACCGCGTCGCCAAGCATGTTTTGCAGAGAGCGGCCAACACCACGAAGGGTCAGGTTGGTGATCTCGTGCCCGCGGCTGTCGATGGTGTCAGCCGCACCGGTCGAATCGTACTTGCGCACGACGAACAGGCTTTGCATCTTGTCACTTACGGATGCCTCGACATCGAAGCTGATGTCCAGGTTCTGGATCTTGACCGGCGCAGGATTCGTGCTGTTGAGTTGGCAATCGATGGCAACCAGTGCTTCGTTTGAGCTCTGGTTGCCCGATCCGGCGTAGCGGCCGCGCGAGGCGTAGTGCACGCGGCCATTCTCCAGGCGCGAGTCCCAGTCGGTCGAACCGTACACCTTCAGCAAGACCGGCGAGAACGGGCCACCGTGCTCATCGTCGATCCAGACGTCGTAGTTGCGGATGTTGTAGGCGAAGAATGCGCGGCCCGAATTACGGGTCCGAATATTCGCCACGATGTTGTCGCCGGCATTTTGCAGGTGCAGCGGGTAATAGGTGCCCAGCGTATTGAAATTGCTGATGCGGATATTGCGCACGCGGTCAGTATCCACGCCAGCACTTTGGCTGATGCCGCGCGCAGTGAAGCCCGAGACGCCGTACTGGCAATCCATGTTGTCGATCACGATGTCGTGCGAACCCCAGGTCGCCTCGATCCAGTCAATGCCGGCGGTGTGGATCAGTACCTTGTAGTCCGATTCGAAGCGCGCGTTCGTGATGCGCACCAGCGAGCATGCGTTCAGGCCGATGCAGGACTGGGACAGTTGGCAGTTGCCGACGTGGATCAGCGCCCCGTTGAAATTCAGGGTCAGGCCCTTCACGTTCTGGAAGCCCAGCAGGTAGCCCCGCGACGTGCCGCCGTCCGGCAGCGCGCGGTAGGCGGCGCCAGGGCGGAATTCCACGCGCCCGCCGCCCTTTGCGTTGATGTAGGCAGCGACAGCCTGCAGCGCGTCCGTGTCGTCGGTCGTATTGTCGCCAGCGGCCTCGTAGTACTCCGGAGTGACGTAGTCGGATTGGCGCTTGAAGCGCACGCCGTTGTCGGTGACGATGACCATGCCGCCATCATCTTCCGTCGTGGTGTCGTGGTCATCGCGCACGAACATACCGGCGATGCCGGACGGTGCCGCAGTGCCCAGGTAGCCGGTCACATACACCGATTTGCGCGGCCCATTGTAGGCACGCAGGGCATCGTAGTCAGGAAGCTGCAGGGCGCTGAATGACTGGGCCACCGTCTCGCCGCCGTTTCCGACCAAAGTGGTGCCGTAGGTGGCGGCCAGTTGTTCCTGAAACCCCTGCACGGCCGCCGACGTTTCGGTGACGCGCGTTTCGAGGTCGCTGTCTTCCAGGTCGAACATCAGGTAATCAAGCTTGTGGCCGACGCGCAGGCCGTTGATCATGACGTAGATGTCATAGCGGCCATTCGGCGCATAGAACGAGAACACGCCCGTGCGGTCGGTGCGCGGATCGGTAATGACGTCCTGACCTTCGGCGTCGGCAAATACGGTCGCAGGCGTTTCGGTACCCGCCACCATGACCAGCATGGGGGCCAGGGCGATGATGTCGCCGCGCAGGTTCTGGACTGGTTCTTCGAACTTCTGCATGCTGCTGGCTCCTTGCTGGTGATGGTGTGGTTCTTACTGCTTGGCGGCGATCAGTTCGCGCAGCTTCTTGACGCCGGTGCGCGCGTGCGGCGCTTCGCCGTAGAGCTTGGTGTACTGATCGACCAGTGCGGTGCGTTCGTCTTCGGTGCTGGCCGCCTGCTCGCCGGCCGCGTCGATGCGATCGAGTTCGGCTTCGATCTTGCCGTCGCGCTCGTCTTCCGGCAGGGCGTTCCAGGCTTCGACGGTCAGGCCAGAGGATTCATGCGCGGCCGCGACGACGTCGCCCAGCGCATAGGTCTTGCCGTGGATGTCGAACGATGCCGGGAAGTCGCCGCCCAGCAGGATCTCGGGCGCGGCTGCGGTGACGATCACGGGCTGTTCGATCGGCGCTGGTGCGGGCGCGGCGGTGCTGCCGTCGGCCGGCGTGCCTTCGCCGCGGTACAGCTTGAAGCCCTCCGTGATCGACAGGAAGCGGTCGGCGTGGTCTTCGTTGGTGACTTCGCACACGTGCGCGCCATCGGTGTACGGCTTGAAGTGGTAGTCGATCCCGTCCAGAGGGATGATCGAGCCGCCGACGCGGCGCAGTTTGGATTCGATGCGGGTGGACGACATGCTGCTCTCCTTGGGATTGTTCTATGTCGTGGAAGGGAAAACGGGGCCGGCTGGCCCCGTCGGGTGCTGCTTAGAACGTGAACGCGCTGTTGACCGGCGCCATGCTGACCAGCAGGCGCAGGCGGCCGGCGGCGGCGGTGGCCGGGCCGGTGACGATCTTGGCGCCGATGGAACGGTCGGCGGCGCTGGCGGTCAGCGTGAAGCCGGTCTTCAGCGTCATCGCAGCCACGGCGCCGGTCTGCGCGGCGGTCGATGCCGAGAACATCTCGGCGCCCACGGTGCGGGCGGAAACGCCATCGCCCGGCGTGCCGGACATGATGCCGACGTCCAGCGTGATGGTCGGCGTGCCGTTGGTGTCCAGGTCGTCCGCCACCAGCACGGCGTCGGTGACAGTGTGGCCAGCCGGCAGGATGCCCAGGTCGATGACGTTGTTGGCGACCAGATCGGCAGCCAGCAGGTCGACGAAGAAGCGGTTGACGACGACATCGCCGTGGCAATCGCCGTTGATGGTGTTCCGCACGCGCTTGGCGAAATCGGACAGGATAGTAGCCATGATATTTTCCTTGAAAGATAGGTAGGAGGAAGGCCCGGATCACTCCGGGCCGGGTCCATTACGAGTTCGGGTCCTTCGCTGCGACGTCGATCGACAGCACGCCGAAGTCGCGGCCGTTGAAGCGCGTCTTCTTGACACCGAAGATGCAGCCGGCGGAAACGGTCGGCTCGTTGTCGTAGTCCTTCATCTTCTCTTTCCAGGTGTAGCGCATGCCGCCCGAGGTACCGTAGGCGACGACCGCAGCCTGGCGGCCCAGCAGCAGGCAGCGCGATGCGCTGATGTTGCCGCCCGCGCCGTAGTCGCTGAAGCGGATGACGGAACGGTGCTTGTGCAGCACGGCGCCGCCGATCATGCCCAGGCCACCCTTGAAGATCGGGTTGTTGCGGCCTTCGGCGGCGGTAGCGGCCTTCTGGATGTCCAGCCACGAACCGGTCGTCGCATCGTTGCGCAGGTCGTATTCGTTGTCCGGGTTCATCAGGAACACGTAGTTGCCTTCCGAACCGGTCTTGACCGGGACCATGTTCGCCGTTTCCGGGTTGCGGGCCTGCATCATCTCGGCCTTGTTCAGCGCGCGCTCGATCACGGCGCGGTTGATCTTGTCCGTGGCCTGCAGCGTGGCCTTGCTGGTGGCGACGCCGCCATACAGCAGGTGGTCCGAGTCCGGCGCCTGGAACGCGTTGCCGGCGAAGCCGGTGTAACCCAGCGGACGGATGAAGTCTTCGTTGATGCCGCGCGCACCGGCGAGGTACATGAAGAACAGTTCGTCGGTCAGGCGGGCGAAGTAGTCAGCCAGCAGGTCCTTTGCGGTCGAGCGCAGGTCGTGCACGGTGCGCTTGCGGGTCATCTCGCCGCCGGCCGACACCGGTTTGCGGACCTGGTCGATGTAGACCTCGTCCTGGTAGTACTTCTGATTTTCTTCGCTGCCTTCGGCGCGATCATCGCCGTCGGTCGGCTGGCCGCGCAGTTGGACGCACAGATCGAACTTGACGCGATCGCCCGCGCCCGACTCGAGTTCGGTCTTGCGGTGGATGATGCTGTTGTTGCTCGTGCCGATGAAGCGCTGCTCGAAGTACGATTGCGCGCGCTGGTCGATCCACAGGCCGGTGGACCATTTTTGTACGGTCTGCGGCGAAGCCGAACCGAAAGTCGTGGTGCTCATAGGAGTGCCTTTCTAAAGGGTTGAATTTGAAAATTCGACCGGCACTCCTGCGCTGGTTGATGTGCGCGATTATATGGCTACATTTTACGCATGGCAACAAAATTAATGATCGAAAGCAACACAAGGTTCATGATGTCATGATGCCCTTGGCGGCGATCAGGCCGATGCCGGGCGCCTCGTCCGCCACCTTCTTGACGGTCATGGAGCGCGGCGCATCGACCGCGAGCCGGCCGGACTGGCCCGACTTCTTCTCGAACGTCACGGTGACGTCGCCGATTTGCAGTTGCTCGCCGGGTTTCAGGTCGATGCGCATCAGGGCCATGTGTCGCTTTCAGTAGTGATTTTGTTAAGCGCGGAGGTAGCGCGCGCGCTGGGCTTCGGACAGATTGGCGACAGCCGCTTCGTACGCTTCGACGTCGCCCGACTTCTGCAGGGCGTTCAGGGATGCGAACTCGCCGCCGCTGGTGTCGTTCATGTCGGCCGCCGGCAGGGTGCCGATGTTCAGCGGCGCGGCCGGCTTGGGCACCTTGTGCTGCGTGACCTTGGCGGGCGGCGCCTGCGTCGTTGCGGCCGGCGCGGGCGTCTCGCCCATTTCCAGCTGGACCATGCGGTGCGCCTTGGCCAGCGCCTTCTCGTTCGACAGGCCCTGATTGCTCGGCATGCTGGCCAATGCCATGATGGATTCGTTCAGGAGCTTGTAGCGTTCGCTGGCCTTGTCCGCATATTCCGGGTGCGAGTTGAGGAAGGCATTGCAGTCGGCAACCCACTGGTTCTGGACGCGCTGCTCTTCCATCTTTTGGGCGAGCTCGGCTTCGCGCACCTGCGCCTTGAGGTCGAACTGCTTGTCGTTCAGGGCGTCCAGTTGGGTCTGGTATTCCTTGCCGGTGACTTCGCCCGTCTCCCACTTCTCGATCAACGCGGCCTTGTCGGCGGCGATCTTGTCGAGTTGTTCCTTGGCGTCGGCGGGCGCCTGGACGATCAGGATCGGTGCGGGTGCCGGCGCTGCTTGCGGTTGCGGTGCAGGTTCAGCAGCAGCGGCGGGCGCGGGTTCCGGCTCGGCGTCGGGAGCAGGGGCCGCGTCTGCATCTGCAGCGCCAGCAGCGGGCTCATCGCCAGCAGCAGGAGCGGGATCAGCGGCAGGCGCGGCAGCGTCAGCATCAGCGGCCTGGGTTTCTGGGTCAGCGTCCGGGTCGACAATTTTTTTCTCCTCTTCTGCGTCGCCTTTGTAGGCGAGGGCGGCTTCTTCTTCAGGGGTCAGGCCGTGGTCGTCGTTGACGATGTGCTCGTTGCTCATGGGGTGCTTCTCCTTATTGTGGTTGTGCTGCGACTGGTGCCGGCCCGGCCGGCGGTTGATCTGGTGCGGGTTGCGGCGGCGGCAGGCCCTGCGCGGCGGCCGACGGCAGATTCAGCGGCACAGGCAGGCCACCTTGCCATCCGCCCTGCTGCAGCAGCCCGTCGCCCACGCGCGCGATCGTCGGCGCCTGGATCGCCTGCGTGGCGGCGCTCATGGCGCTGTTCGCCGCGGTCATGTTCAGGTTGAGCATGGTGGCGCGCGCGACGTCGACATCGGCGTGCTTCTTGGCCGCGCTGGCTTCCTTGTCCGCGATGTTGGCCGCCTGCTCACGCATGGCAAGTTCGGCTTGAGCCTGAGCCATCTGCGCCTGCTGCGCCTTGGCCTGCTCGGCTGCCATGTCCTCGGGCGTAGGCTCCAGCGCATCAGGGTCTTTCTGGCCGTTGATCGAGCGGATGCGCTTGACGAGTTCTTCGCGGTTCTCGATGTCCAGCGTGTCGGCCCACAGGTCCAGGATCTGGACGGTGATCTCGGGCGGCAGGCGGGTCATGAGTTCGCCCAGTTGCTCGTTCGACGCCTGGCGCATGGTGGCGCGCCAGTCGGCCTCGGAGACGATGAAGTCGGCCTTGCTGCGTGTGATGTCGTTCTCGGGCAGGCCGTCGTTCATGGTGACGAACTCGGGCACGCCGCGCATGTTCGTGACGCGGAACTGCTTTTCTTCGGTGGCGAACTGTTCGACCAGCGACAGTTTCTTCTCGCCGTGGATCTGGTGCGCCAGGCGCAGGTTGTCGAACGGGCCGGACGTTGCGAGACTGCCTTGCTCCTGGCGCTTCTCGACGGCGACGCCCGACACGGCATTCGTCTTGCGGCCCATGAGCTCGTCGGTGACGCCGCCCACCTGCTGGATCATGCCGACGTCGTGCGCCAGCATCTGCATGTGCGCCTGATCCATGCCGCGCTCGGAATCGGTTTTGATCCGTCCGAGCCCACCCTGCGCGAGCCGCACGATGCCATCCGGGCGATTCACCTCCGTCATGAACTCGTCCGGTTTCATGTCGGGCGACAGGGCGCCGTCCTCGATGTAGACCTTGTTGGTGTTCAGGATGTGCAGCGCCTTCGATGCGCGCTTGTTCACGCCGTCCTGGATCGGGCGCAGGTTGCGCACGAAGCCGTAGGGCGCGCCGTTGCGGCCGCGGCGGAAGCACCAGATCGGCGTCAGGCTGAAACCGTTGTGGCGGTAGATCGACGGGCCTTCGTGGATCAGGAAGGAGGGTGTCATGATGGCCACGCGCATGCGCATCATCGGTTTCGTGACGATGGACGCCATGCCCAGGTCGATCTGCTCCTGATGGCGCGGGTCGTTCTCGTCGAAGATCTGGCCGTTGAACGGTCCGCCGCGCAGCTTCTTGACGTCCTCGGGGTTGCGGTATTCGGCCTGGATCAGGCGCACGCGGCGGCGCTTGAACTCGGACAGGCTGCGGCCGGTTGCCGTCTCGCGGTCGGCTTCGGCGCCATCCATGGCCGGATCGCCGTCCACGCCGTCGTAGCCGGTCAGCACCGTGGATTCCTGCACCGAACGGGAAATCTTGTCGGCCGCGCCAGGGATGTGTTTGAACATGGCGATGGCCACGTCCTCGTCCACCCAGCGGATGCGGAAGCGGTAGCGGTGGTCGTCGTCGGTGATCTTGCTGCCGGCCGAATCGTAGATGACATTGCGCCACGATTCGCTGCGCTCGTAGATCGGTTCGCCGTCGTCCTCGTCCTGCAGGCCACACTCGAGCCAGCCGACGCCCACCTTGGCGGAATCCTCGAACGCGGACGAGCGGTGAAAGCCCGCATAGTTCACGTCCGACAGGTACTTCATGTATTTCGATTTGCGCTCGGCCGGCTTGGCGTCTTCCTTCCCGCGCGGCAGGATCTTGTCGTCGGTGCGTCCGCGCTTCTCGGAACCGAAGATCCAGTTCAGCGTGACGGCCAGCACGTTATACGTCGTGGCCGGCTGGCCGCGCTCGTGCAGGATGGCTAGGTCTTCTTCCGATAGCTGGATGCCATCGTAGTAGTCCTCATCCATCGCCTGCTCGAAGCGGTTGTCGGCCTGAATGTCGAGCTCGCGCCGGTAGAACGACATCAGCTTCGCATGCAACTGCTCCAGGCGTTCCTCTTCGGCGCGCTCGGCGGCGCCCTTCTCCGTCTCGGGGAACAGCGGGGCGTCTTTCGCCACGCCGCGGTCGGCAGGAGCCGCTTTGACCAGTTTGGTCCGCTTCGGGTCATTCAGGTCAATGGGCTCCATGCTTCTCCACTTTCAGGTTCAGGCTTGCGCCAGAGGTTTGTAGTCGACGACTTCGACCGTGCGCCGCGTGCCGTCGTCGAACGAGAACGTGGCGTCGGCCGTGATGATCGAACTCATCGGGTTGTTCGGCATCTTGATCAGGTCGCCCAGGTGCGAGTTCACCAGTTCGGCCACCTTCATCGCGTTGCTCATGCAGTCTTCCATGCCCAGCATGTACAGGAATTCTTTCGACATGCGGGCGAGGTAACGCGCACCGTTGTGCTCGGGATTATATTGCCATGCGGAACTTAAAGCTATACAGCAAGGCTTAAATCCTCGCCGGCGGTAGCGCGGGACCAAAACCAGACACGGTTCATAGTCCTGCTGGTCGGTGTTGTAGACCCATGTGCCGAAGATCACGAGGTCGCCCGATGGGCGCATGAAGTGGTAGCGCGTCAGGTCGAGCGCCGGGATGCGGGCGGGCGCGTTCATCAGGCGCCACCGATGCCGTCGCGCGGCTGCACGTGCTCGGATGGAATCTCCATGCACAGGCCGTCATTGATCTTCACGGCATACAGCACTTTTTTTTCGTCGAAATAGACGCTCGTGATAGATCCCTCAATCTTCACTTTGTCGCCGACTTGGAATCGGGACGGCAGGGTGATGTCTTCGGTGCTCATGGCTTCTCCTTGTTTTTCATGACGGTGTTGTAGTGATCGCGCACGCTGGTCAGTTCCGCAATTTCTTCATCGACGTGAGGCATGTCATCGTCTCCTTGGCCCTCGCCATCAATGACAAAATTGCGCTCGGTCGATACCGTAATCACAACGCCGTTCGCGGCCGTGTATGAATCGCCGTCGGACATCGTGGTGCCCACGGAATATCCGATCTCACTTTCCTTTTCGTAAACCTCATTGATGGCATCCTTGACCATCAGCGAAAACATCCTGTCGCCAGTATTGGGGTGATAGAACGTAAAGCTCACTTGCCGCGCAGGCCATTCGACCTTATTGCCCATTGTTCTCTCCTTGGTTGTCGTTCTGTTCGCGCTCGTTGTCGCGGCGCGGGCGGATTGCGTGGTCCATGTGGTTCTCCTTGTGGTTGTGGTTCAGCCGGCCCGCCAGGAGCCGGTGGTCTTGCGCTTCCAGTTGCCGCTGCTGCCTCCGGCCGACCGGATCATGCCCGCGGCGCGCGCCTGGGCGAACTGACGGAAGCTGTCGGCGCCTTCGGTGTGGATGTTCTTGAGCGGCTGGTCGGTGTAGCACTGCTGCTGCTCGTTGAACTTCTTCCTGTACATCTCCAGGTGGGTGAATCCCTCCTTCGTGCCTTCCTTGTCGAACAGGCAGGTGGCGAACGCGTCGCGCGTGGCGCTGATGCCGTGCTGGAGTTCGGACACGACCGGCACGATCTCCACGCGCTGCAGGCCCAGTTTCACCAGCATCTGCTGCGGGCTCAGGTTCTCCAGTTCGCCCTGGCGCACGTGCGCGCCGTCGTGCGGCAGGTAGTGCGTGCCCCAGACGTAGCCCAGCTTCTGCATCTCCTTGACAAAATGTGCATAGGGCTCGCCCCAGCCCTCGATGAACTTGATGAAGTGGTCGCGCAGGCCGACTTGCTGGTGGAACCAGATGGCCGTGCCGTCGCCGTGGCCGATGTCCCAGAACGTATTGACCGGGATGCCGGGCAGGTAGGGCACGTCGGTCAGGCGGCCGTCGCGGCGCACCGCGGCGATCTGCTCGCGGTAATAGGTGCCTTCGGTCGACACTTGGAAGCTCTCCTTGAAGGTGGACGGGTATTCCTGCCACATGCGCTCGGGCCGGCCGGCGAAGTCGGAATCGCGCGTGGCGATGTACCAGTTACGCTGCTCGATGTCGATCTTGTGGCCGACCTCGGCTTCGAGCGCGTCGAAATAGGCGTGGTCCTTCTCGCTGATCGGCACGGAGCCGGCGGGCAGGCGGTAGTTCGGTTCCTGCCACCACGCATAGAAGTGCAGGCGGTAGTCGCGCGGCGTCAGCGGGCGTTTCTCCTGCGCGGTGGCGTCGGACTTCGTGGCGATCTCGTAGAACTCGCCGTCGCGTCCTTCCGTCGTGGACTCGATCACCAGCACGCCAGACTTCGGCACGGCCGGGATCGAGCCGGTCACGACCTCGCGCGCCTTGTCCGGGTACTTCGCGCAGATCTTGCCGAACTCGGACACGTGCAGGCGGTGGATCGTGCCGCCGCGCACCGACGTGGCCACGCGGATGACGCTGTTGTTGGAAAAGCGCAGTTCGGTCGCCGTGCACTTCTTGAGCGGCACGGCCGCGCGCAGTTCATCGGGCAGGTTCTCGTAGGCGAACTTCACCTTGTCGCTGAAGATTGCCTCGGCCGTCTCGCGGTCCTGGGCGATGATGCCGCACCTGCTGTTCGGGTTGAACAGCGCGTGGTCCAGCCACAGGATGCAGATCAGGGTCGTGAATCCAAGCTGGCGCGCCTTGACGATGACGTTGCGGTGCCACATCCGTTTGATGAAGCGGCGCTGCGCCCGGTTCGGCTTGAACGGCATGACCAGCCCGTCGTCGCCGTCGCCGTCGCCCTTGATGATAATTTTGTAAAGCTCGCCCGAACAGATGCGCCACATCGGATCGCCAAACCTGGCTTCCAATGCGGCCATTGCCTCCTGCTGGGCGAGCGTATGCGCACTCATTCGTCGTCGCTATCGTCCGGCTGGCCTGACGCGATCGGCAGCGCAGAGCCGGCGACCTTGTCCATCAGCGCCAAGATCGGGTTGTCGGCCTGACCGCCGTGGTTCAAGTCGACCCTCTCGCCGTAGCGCTTCGGGTCCCACTTCGCCAGCAACTTCAGGCGCGTTTCGATGCGCAGTTTGGAGCGGGCAATCCATTCCGTGTTCGCGCGCGGCCCGTTCTCGCCCATGATGGTGTCGTTCGTCGTGTCGTCCGCGATGTCCAAGGTTTCCTCGGCAATCGCGTCGAAACCTGCTACGCGCGCGTGCGCGATGCGTGCATCGAACTCTGGATGGGCGGCGCGCCACGCATAGACCGTTCTCCATGCAGGCATGTCCGGATGGCGGCATATTTGTCGTAATGGAACGCCCTCGGCAATCAGATCGCATATGTTCGCTGCCACGTCCTCGTTGTAGGTCGAGACTTGCCCGCGCGGCTTTGCGGCCTGTTTTTCCTCCGATTTAACAGTTTCCGGTTGTTTCTCCGGTTTTTTCGTCACTTTCTCTTTCTCTTTGGTAACACTGTTAATTTTCGGTGGCTTGTTTGCCCCTTCGGAAAGTACCTTTGCAATATGGTCCTTCCTCTGCTGCTCATCCATACCAGCCAAGTCGGTCACTTTCCAATTCTTGTTGGAACGTGGCTTCGCTGGCTGTGTGTCGGCCTGCTTCTTGGGTGGCGTCTTGGTGGTCATGCTGCTATCCGGCAACGTTATAGTTGCCTTATGGTATCACGCAGTCATGATTTAAAGAAACATCGAGGCTTCGCCGCTCTTGGCGGGGCCGTCCAGGTTCAGTGGGACATGCGTGCGGCGGCTGGCGATGCCGATCTCGTTGCAGATGATCAGGTTGACGCGGCCATCGTCGTGCACGTGGCAGATGTCGGCGCGGAAGGGCTGGTTGTGGTCGTGGGACTTTTCGCACTGCAAGGGCCAGTAGTGGACGATCTGGCCGACGTGCGGGGCGCGCTTGATGATGCACCCGGGGCGGGCGCTCAGGGCTTCGCCGGTGTTGAAGTATTCCGCTTGAAAAGATGGCATTTCAGGACTCCGTTGTTGTTCTGAAACACCATCGTATTGCCTTTCCTCAGTGCATTGGTTGCTACCGAGATACACTGTTCCTATTCTTTTTCCTTCTCACGAGCTCGCGAGCGGCGGTCGCCCTTGCGGCGGTCTTCCTGGCCGGCGGGCGGCTGGCCGTTGCTGCGGCGCCGGTCCGAGCCGTAGCGCGCCTGTTCCTCGCGCAAGGTGATCTGTGCATCGATCGTCTTGAACAGCGCTTCCATCTTTTCGTCCTTCATGATGCCTCGCTCCTTGGGATGTGCCGGGCGAGCCGCCGGCTGGCTTTATTGCTTCTCGTTATTCTGCAACTCGTCAGGAACTTCGTCACCGAATTTCGATGCCACGTAGGCGCGCATGGCGGCGATCAGCGCGGTGTCTGCGACGCATTCCGGTTCGAGTATCACTGGGGTATGGATGCGTGAATAGCTTGCCCGCCAGGTGCCATCCACCAGCGACGGCAGCAGGCGGATGCGCTCACGATCAATAATCGGCCCGCCGTGATCCCAGTTGGTGGACGGCTCGTAATCATCAGTGCTGCTCTGCATGTTCGGGAATCGCTCCCAGTAGTCAGCGAAATTGCAAAGTACCGGGCGCGGCCATTTTTGATCGACACTTGCGCCTTCAGCTTTCGCAACCCAGTAATCCAGCAGCGCACCAGTCAGTTCAGCGGTTTTCATGTTTGCCTTTCTCTTGCCGTTGTTGAAATAGCTCTTTGCATTCGCGGCTGTTGTACAGCGCCGAGGGCGTCAGGCCGTTGGCTTTCGCGGCCTGGTAGCGCGTCAGCGTCGGATCGGCGCGCAGCATGGCGATGGCGTTGCGCACCTTGTCGGTCTGACGGGCGCTCATAGATCCCCTGTCAGAAGGCAGACGGCAAGGACCAGCACGATCGTCACGCCGATGGAGAAGGCGAACATCTTGCCCGCTTCCCGCGCGCCCATGTCACGGGCCATTCCGATAAACCATGCGGCAAAGAACGACACCAGTGTGGCAGCGCCTATGATCTGCTTGGGGGTCATGAGTTCTCCAGCACACGCCAGCCGCAGGGCACGTTCTGGTCCTGCTCGCTGAACGTGTGCCGCGCCACGATGGATATCGGCCACGGCCCGATGCTGTAGTCGTGGAACATCACCACCGGCGTCTCCATGAACCGCGTCACGGCGCGATCGAGCGCGCGCGGGTAGTTGAGAATGAAGCGCTCGAATTCCTCGCATGTCACCGCTCTCATGCCGCCTCCAGTGCGGAAAACCAGTTATTGGGGGCCACGCGCAGGCGCTGGACGGTTTCGTCGGCCTGCGCCAGGCGCACGTGCTTGACGTAGCGCTGGTCGAATTCCTTGCCGGCGAGCGCGTTCTTGACGGCGCGCTCCACGTTCTTGCGCCAGCGCTTGCTGTAGTAGCCTGGGTTTTTCTCGGTCGGCGCCGGCTCGTCTTCTCCCGGCCCGGCGAACCATACAGCGGCAGGATTGCCCACCGTCGGGTTCCATTTGCCGACATGCGCCATGCCGTCGGCGCGCAGCTTGCGCAGGTGCTTGCAGATGGTCGGCTCCCACATGCCGGTCTTTTCCGCGATGTAGGCGACCGTGCCGCGGCGCCCGCGCTTGATCTTCGGCCAGGTCTTCGCTTCGGGCTCGAGTAGCAGGGCGCGCACTTCCTCGATTCGGCTCGGGGCTGGCATCATTGCTCCTTTACGCTGGCGATGATGGCATCGAGGTTGATGGAAACCGGCGTGTTGCTTTTGATGGCGCGGGCAGTTTCAATCCTAGTCGTGCGCTCAACAGCGATTGCAATCGCCATGTCGCGCACGGCGCGGCCTTCGATGGCGCGCTTGACCCCCTGCACCACGTCCTTGACGCCACTGATCGCGCCGAAGCCGTCGATATGCTCCTGCCAGCGCGGAGCTTGTGCAAAGCTGGAAAGATCAGGGCTGGTTATCGCGGCCACCTTGCGACCAACTTCCGCCAACTTATCGGCGTGATCTTTCATCGTGATGACCTGCCCGTTGTCGATCGCGTGGCGTAGGGCGGCGTTGGCGACGGCGAACATGCCGGGATGGATGCAGCCTTCCGAGTTGTAAATGCCCCACAGCACATCGCCAGCCATCCCCGTTACCGGGTACTGCTTCGCCGGCGCCGGCCAGCGCGCGCACTCGTCGGTCCAGGTGCCTGCCCAGGTTGGCTCTGCCTTGACGCGCTTCCACTCGTCCGGCTTCGCCATGCACTTCAGCTCGATCTCGTCGCCCACGAACACCGGCTTGCCGTCGATGTAGCCGAGCGGAGTCATCACGAGGCGGGTAACACTCATGAAGTTTGCCGCCGGCTCGCCGTCCATCGCCCATTGCTGGACATACTCATTATCGCTGCGAAGGCCGAGGATCGGGCAGTTGCCTGATTTCATGTCCCACTTGACGATCTCGACCTTCTCGCCGCTGGCGGTGCAAAACGGTGCGCCGGCCTTGGCGTGCTCCAGGTTGAATGGTTTCGTTTCTTTCATCATTTATCCTTGTTGTCGTTGGTGAGGCGTCGCACCTGCATTTCCGGCTTGCGGGCGCGCACTTCGGCGGCGATGCGGCGCGCGCGGACAAGATTCGACTCGGGCCTGTTCGCCCACGCGTTCAGCACGCCTTGCACGGGAAATTCGGCGGCATTCTGCAACGCGGCCATCTGGCTCATCGGGATGTTGAGCGCCGCCCGTTGCATAGCAGCGGCGGCCATCGGCCCCCCACCTTGCAGGTAGACGCGGCGCTCGCCTTCGATCCACGCCTGTTTCGACTGGATCAGGCCGTTGATCAGATGCATGCTCATGGCTCAGTCTCCAGCATCATGTCGGCGTAGAACCAGCGCCAGGCGAAGAACTTCTTCTGGCGCATCTCCTGGCGCCACGCTTCGGCGCGCAACCGGGCCTGCTCGTAGCGCTTCCAGAACACTTGGACGTCGTCGCTGGCGGCGGCCGGCGGCAGCGTGCCTTCCTTGATCATGGCGAATTCGGCGCGCTCGGCCGCGTCCCAGTTTTCCGGCACGGCCGGGATCTTCGTCGGCATGTCCTCGACGTCCAGGCGGAACCACTCGGGCGCGTTCGGCGCGTGCGCGGCGTACCACTGGCGCATGGTCATGCCGGGATGATCACTTGTCAGCGGCTCTTTCTGCGGAAATGCCGGGCCGCCATCCTTAAGCCTGATCGCCATCATTGCCCCTCGTCGCCAGCGCCGTACACCTTGGCGCGGTGCTCGGCTTCCATCGCGCGCATCCAGGCGTCGTGATCCATCTGCGCGCGCGCCTCGGCTTCGCCATGCGCCCACAGGATCACCAACACCAGCACCATGATGACCACGGCCACAGCGACGGCCACGCCCAGTTCCATGTAGCCGTTCTCGTACAACTCGGCATATCCCATTTCATTTCTCCTTGTTATCGAAAGGATCAGCGGTATTTCCGCTGCAGTTCCTCGGCCTGGACCAGCGCCCAGCCCAGTTGCTCCCGGATCTGCGCCGGGGTCGGCGGCGGCCCGCCCTGCGTGCGGCGGTCTTGCAGATACTGCTTCAACTGCTCTTTCGTCGGGCGGGTCGTGGTCATGGCTGTCTCCGGTTGTTGATCTTGTGGTGCGCCCACCGAAGCGGGCGCGGGTTGGTGTTTAAGCGACGATGCCGTAAGCGGCATAAAACGGGGCTGCGGCTTTGAATTCTTTGCAGCAGGCCAGCAGAGTCTTGGCGGATTCGATCCAAGCATCGATGAAGGCGGCACTGTAGCTGCTGGAGCTTTCCCATACGGCATCAACCATCGTGCCCGCGTTATCGCCAGCCGAACCAGCAACAACGCTAACTTCGGTGCAGTCGTTGCCGATGGCTTCGTTGAGCATCTGTTTGAAGGTTGCATTGTTCATGATCCTGCCCTTTCAGTATTCGCCGCGCCCAGTGCGCCGCCACGTATTAAATATAATACGATGCGAAAGAACTTTCAAGGTTTATTTGAACATTACTTCGCAGGCGGGCGCAGGTGTGGCGCGTGTGCACAGCCCTTGCATCCGGAATCGGTGGCGCTGGCGTCATACTGGCATTCGGTCGACATCACGAATGGGATCGTGACCCACTTCGGCGTGCGCGTCACGGCGGCGTACTTCGGATCGTAGGAACCGAAGTAGCCGTCCTGCACGAGAATCGGTGCGTTCGCCACGGGCCGCGGGCGGTTGTTGCAGCCATAGGTGAAATCAGTCATGGCTTCCCCCTTCCGTGTCTTCGCCTTCCAGCGGCGGCAGGTGTGCGGCCAGCACTTGGATGACCTGCTGGTGCGCCTGCTGCTGGCCGGCCTTGTCCAGTGCGATGGCAGCGTGTTCCAGCGCCACCTCGGCGTCGAGCGGCAGTTTTGCGTGCGCCAGGTCGCGGCGCCGCTCGATCGGCGGAGCTGGCGCCGTGCTGGGATCGTCTTGCGCAGCAACTGCCGCGCGCAACCGCTCGACTTCGGCGATCAGTTCAAGCACAGCAGCGGGGATCGCCTCGGCGCAGAACTCCAATCCCCGGATCTCGCGGTCGCTGTAGCAGCGGTCTTCCTCGTAGGGTGCGGGCGGTGTCCAATCTTTCGCCGCAAGTGCCAGCGCCTTCAGCTTTTCGATGTCCACGGTCATTTGAATGCCTCTTTTGAAAAACAGCGGTATTTATCGCCGCGCAAAGCACCGTAGATGCCGCCCCGCTCCTCGCACAGTTCGCGCTCACTCTTTACTTTCATCGTGCTCATGGCCGGCGCCAGCACGGCATATGCGAACCACGCGGCCAAAGCAAGGCCACACAGGGCTGCCATAAGGGCAGCAATTGCATCCCCGTTGCTCATCTTTTCATCGTCTCTCGTGTCGATATCCATTTCATGCCTCATCTTTAAATTCGCCGCATACGTGCTCGCGCGGTGTCATGATGTGGCCGACGCCGGGCATCAGGCTGCTGCTTTCTATGCCGAGCATGGCGAAGCGTTCGGCGCCAGAAACTGGCGCACTTTTGATGCACTCGCCAGCCAGGGAGTTATGCCAACGCCACCAGTCGCACCCCGCGCAGCACGGGCCACGCGCCTTGTAGAAGTCGTCGATGATCGCCTGCGTGCGGTCTTGTCTTGAAACGACGGTCACGCTTCCTCCTTCCCACTGTCCGTAGGTGTAGGGGCGGCAGCGATCATGGCGGCATAGCAGTCTTCCATCTCGCAATCGTCAATGCAGCGCGCTTTGCTATACCACTGCTCCGCGAAGGCCACGATCATGTCGTCGGTAGGCTCGACCGGCATTAACTTCCAGCCCTTTGGCGATGTTCCAGCGGTGCGACCGTCGATGTGGTCGATGAGTGCTTCATGAGCGCGCTTGTTGCGCTCGGCCGGACCCTCGTCGTAGGCATTCCTCCATTCCCACACGATCCGCCAGAACTCGGGCGTATCGATGCTCGCCGTCTTCCGTTCTGCCAGATCGCGCTCAAGCTGGCGGATACGCTCGGCTGATTTGTCGACCACGTCTTGATAATCCCGAACCGCAGTCATGCGGCCGCGTTGGTATGCGTGCTGCTGGCCTTCGCGGAACTGCTCAACGGTGTATAGCGGCGCGCGACTATAGCCCTTTTTCTCCCAGTGCTTGTCGTGGTCCCAAACTGCAGGATCGCCAACGCCATGCGTGAAGCAGTTCACGACCTTGCCATGCTGCAGCCAAAGCGAAAACCGATCTTCCGGCAGCGGCGGCAGTTCTGGACCCATAGGGGCGGAGACAGGAGCGGTGCGGCTGGAGGCTTGCCACGCTCGCCATGCCGAATCTACGTTCGGCTCGATGTAGTGGCCGTCCTCAAATGTTTTCGCTTCATCGTCGCCGAAAATCCATGTGGCGGCGCCCCATGCCCACGCTTCAAACGCCGCGCGCTCGGCTTCCATGTTCAGTTCGTCGCTCATTTCTTCTCCTTCGCGCTGGCGGCGATTGCTGCGCGCTCTCGAATTGCGATGGGCACGTCGTCACAGCCGAGCCGTTCGCCAAGCTTCATGATCGCTGCGTCTACGAATGGAGGCTTGCCATAGGCGACCGGAAGGCGGCGGTACAGCCACATCATCATGTTCAGCGAATCGGCAAGAAGCTTCTCGTCGCCCTCGCCAGCATTCGATGCATGGGATGCGCGGGTGCCTTGCCATTGCATCCTGACCTTGAAGTCGTCGGCGCTACGGTGATACAGAATGTCGGGCTTGGTAACGTCGTAGTACACGACGATGCTTTCGCCACGCTTCGGGCCGGCGCCGTTGGAATAGCCGATCACTTCGTATTCGCCACCCTTGCCGATGCAGGTGAAGACTTGCACGGCCTTCGCGTTTTCGCGGCTTCGTGCTTGGGATGCGCCCTGCTGGGCGAGGGCTGCATTTCTGGCGAACAATCCCGCGAGTTCGGCGGCGTCCCATGCCTTGCGCGCGCTGTAGTGGTCAAGAGTTGCGCCGGGCGGGTGCCCGGTGGTCGGATTCGGCGTGATCCACCATGCGTCGAAAGACAGCGGCGCAGCATCCCGGCTGGGTGCTTGGGCACGGCGGGCACGCTCCATCCAGGCGTCGTGCGCAGCAGCGTGGCAGGCATCAATCAGCTCCTGACTTTCGCTGCCGTTGCACGACAGAGTCATGCAGAAATAGTTTTCAAAGGCGGCACTCTCCCCGCTCGCGCTTGCCGTGGTGGCCTCGGGCGGGTGTTGCGGACAAGGCCAGCGCAACGATCCATCGCCACTCGGGCAGGTGCAGGTTGCGGTGCTTGCCGTGGTGGCCGCAGGTTGGATTACCGTTGTGGTGGTGTCATTCGCATAGTTGATGGCTTGGCTGTAATTGGTCAGGTCAAGTTTCGCCGCTCCTGCCTGCTGTGCGGCCGGTGCGGTCGCGACTCGTGAAAGCAGAGTGCGGAACGCTGCGATCAACTGCCGATACTCGTAGACGTAACCGATCTTATCCGTAGCAGTTGGCAGCGGATCTGGCTTCCAGCCCCGGCCCGACGCATCCCACAGCACATCGATAATTTCTGCATCGGCAGGTGCTTCGGGCGCGGCTTGCCGGGAAAGTTCGCCAATAGTTACGTGTAGCTCTGCGACGTAGGCACGCATGTACGCGGGATCGGCAAGTTCTTCATCAGTCAGAAGCTTGTCCAGGTCTACGCCTGCGGTGTGGTTATCCATTGTTCTGTCCTTTCAGCCGGCACGTACGCTATTGGTTTCATGAACGATGTTGTCGTCGCGTTGGTCCTCGACCTGCATGATTTCCCAGGCCCCCAGCTTTCGCTGCGTCACCCATTGACCGTCTGCTCCTTTGCCGAACAGCCAGCCGTGATAGCGGCTACCATCGAGGCAGGCAGCGTATGCAGCTTTACCGTTGTGCCGCTGGAGCAAAACAAAGCCATCCGGTACTTCTTTAAATTGGTTTGCGGACATACATTTACCCTTCCACAGCCATCAGGCCGTATTCGTTGCTGCTGTAATATTTGTTTGCGACGTGGGTTACCGCCTCACCCTTCGTCATTGCTTGGGCCAAAGCGACAAACTCGCCATGCAGGTAAACTCTGTAGGTCTTATTCATCGTCGCCCCCTTCCTGGGTGTTAGCTGATCCAGTCTGGACCCTGTCCATCGCTTGATCGATTGCCGCGTCAAGTTCGTCACCGGCGCGGTATTCGTAGGTGTGATAGCCGCCGATTCCCGGCATGCCTTCCTCAGGCGGCACCCAGCCGGTGCGCTTGTCCAGCACCATGCCAACATCAATGTCAGGATTGCGCAGCCAGCGATAGCGGGCCGCATCACGCGCATCGTCGGATTCCGCCTGATTGCGGATTGCCTCGGCGTTCTGTGCGCCGGCCGAATTTGGCAGGATTGCTTTCAACTGATCGGCGCGAATCACCACGGCCATGCTGTTGCTCATGGATTCTGGGTAATCGGTGCCGTCGCCCTGCCAGAACCACACATCGTTTTTTTCGTGCAGTCTCCGCAGATCCAGGTGTTCGCGCAGGACTGCGATAGTTTCAGCGCGTGCCTCTGCCTCTTCTTTCCATCCGTCGCGCTCCTTGCGAAGCTGCGCGGCTTCGGTTTCCTGTGCGCCGGCAGGAGCTACCGGAGCGGAGAGGTAGAGCGGGATTGCGGTGCCCTTGCCATCGTCGAGCGCCTTGAGTACATCGGCCTCGTCGAAGTTCACCATGCCCCGGTGATACCAAGCATGTGCTCCAATGACCGGCTCGGCCTGCGCCTGTCTTGCGAGGCGTGCGCGCTGCATTTTCGCTTTGACCAGCTTTGCCAACTCCTGTCCTGCTGCGTGGCCTTCATTCGAAGCACGGCCAAACAGGTAGACGAGGTCGCACTCGATTTCGTCGTACAAATCCAGTGGCCGTTCGCTCGGCTGCTTTGCTTTCGGTTGGCGTTCCAGGTGGGCGGCAATCGCAGCGCGGGCGATAGCGATGTCGTAACCTTCGGGGTTGCCCTGAAAGTCGCTCAGGTAAATGCCCTGAACGGCGTCTTGGATCTGCTCATCCGTCAGATCTCCGGTCGGCTGCTCTACTTGGTTTTTATTCACTGATTTCTCCTTCGTTATCGTTAATCCAGAACACACCCCAGTCGTCGCGTTCGATGCGTTCGCGCACAGCGCAGCCCGGATGCGTGCAGGCGCGGTGCGTGTTCCACCGGCCGGTCGGTGCGCTGTATCTCCAGGTGTGGACGATGTGCAGCGAGCGCAGCAGGATGAGCGGCGCCAGCAGGACGGCGCGCATGTCAGCCATGATCGGCCTCGCGCCGCGCCGGGGCGCCGACTTCCCGCTGCAGCACGGACCAGCGCGCGGCCGCTTTCCAGACCGCATACACGCGCCGCGTGATCGGATGCAGGAACTCGCCGTTGTCCAGGCGCGCGACGTTGAACGATGCCAGCTTCGCCGCCGCGTCGAACGCCTCGACTTCTTCCGGCACGGGCCGCGCGCGCAGACCCTCAAGCACGGCCTCGACATCGAGCGCGCGCAGCGCCTTGACTGCTTCCGTCAGGATCTCGGCCCGGCGCATGTCGTCGCCTTGCCGCGCATCGGGGATGTCGTGGCTGATTCTGTCGATCGCCGCGTCGCGCAGCGCTTCCACCACGCGCACCGACAGCACCACGTCCAGCGCGCGCGGCGTCACTTCTGCCTCCGTGCCAGCGCCAGCGCCTCGCGCACCTTCTGCACGGTTTCGTAGGTCACCGCGCCCTGGTTCTGGATGTCGCGGTCGACCGCCTCGCAGGCGCCCAGCAGCGCGTCAAACGGGCGGTTCTGGCTGGCGATGCCCGGCGCCGGTTCGCTGACATAGAACCGCGTCGTGAATTCCGGGGCTTTCATGCCGACACCTTGCGGCCCGCCACCCAGGCGCCGAACAGGGTAAACACGGCGGCGTCGCTGCCGGCCTGGCGCAGCACGCGCAGCGCGCCGCGGAACGTCAGGGCCAGCGTGCGCGTGCCCCCGGTGCAGTGGATCAGGTACATGATTGAATTTCCTTTCATGATTTTGGAAACACAATCATTGTATTACAATGCCGCTTTCCCGTGCAAATACTTTCAAATTTATTTTGAACTTGTCACACCTCGTGCACATCCAGCCCATGCACGGTTTTCATGAGGTGCTTCTTGATCCGGTACACCGGCAAATTCTTGGTCGCGATGCTTTTCGTGTCCTCGACGACAAGTTCCCCATCGCGTCGATAGGTGAAATCGGCGATGAAGCGTATGGCCGGCTTCATCTTGCTGTCGCCCAGCAGGCGCGCGGCCGGCGCCAGCTCGAACACCACCTGGCGCTGCAGGTCGGCAATCTCGCCGGCCGCCAGCATCAGCTGGAGCACGGCCCAGCGCCGCGCCTCCTTCCGCGAATCGAACTCGATGCCGTCGACTGTGACCTTGTTGTTGCGGTACTTGCGCTGCTTGGATTTGTCTTTCGCCAGCGTGGCCAGAGGTGTCAGTATGTCGGCCTTACCTCCATTCAACGACTGGTGCGATGGTGATTTCAATCGTCGCTGAGTTTCAGCCTGAAACTCAGCAATTAGTTCAGGAGTCCATCTGATCATTTCTTCCTTGCTCCGGGTCGATTTTTTGTGCGAGATGGCGTCTTAACGGCATCCTGATCGCTCCACCCCTTCAAAAGGCGAAGTCTGATTGCCGTAGCAGTTATCCCATAGCGCATAGCCGCTGTTACCACATTCATTCGCTCTCCATCCACCACAACAAATTTGCTTCTCGTTGTGTTCAGGCTCTGATCTTTGATGCTCGCCCATCGGCAGTTTTCCGGCTCGTAGTTGCCGTTCACGTCCTTGCGATCGATGCTCATGCCAGGCGGCGGATCGCCCATGTCTTCATAGAAGTTTTCGAACTTCATCCAGCGCTCGCATACCGTGATGCCGCGCCCGCCATAGTTTGGGTAATTCTCCCTATTTTCATTTTTGCACCTGCGCACCATATCTATCCATATCTGATAAATCTTGGTGCCACGCTTCCCATGCGTCGCATTCCAATGCGGATTATTTTTACCCACTGGCCACCTCCACCAGATCGATCTGCCGCGGGTCTTTCTCGACCAGCACGTAGATGACGCCCTTGTCGCAGTCCTGCATGCCCGCGCGCACCGCGGCCGCGCTGGCGCGCTTGCAGACCTCGGACCACTGCCCGTCGAAGATGCAGCCCTTGCAGCGCTTGGCCGGCGCCGGCTGGTCGCGGTAGGCCATCGATTCCGGTTCCAGCGCCACCGGATCGCGCTTGCCGCGCCATTTCTCAAGGTTGACGTTTCTCATTGATCACTCCTTCGGCGCCAGCCGGATCGCCAGCCGGAACAGCCATGCCGCCATGTGTCGGCGTGCATGGTGGACGTGCAGCGCTTCGTTGAACGACAGCTTGAGCATGCCAGGGTGATTCGGCGTCATGGCGATGTCGACCAGCAGTTCGATGCGTCGCTCGGCGGCGGTGAGTTCGCGTTCGATCATGGCGCCTCCCCGTTTTCCAGCACGGCCGGCAGCAACTCGGCGCTTGGCGTCATGTGGTTCAGCACCAGCGAGGCGATACGCGTGCCGCTCAGGTACACCATGCGGCATTTCTCCAGGTCGCCGATGGTGCGCGGCGGTACGTTGTAGGCAAGGCCCTGGCGCGCGTTCTGGGCCTGCGCCAGGCCGATCATCACGGGTTGATAGTCCGGCGTCTCGGAACGCACCGAAAAGCCCCTGTAGCGCGTCTGGAACTCCTTGGCGACGAATACGAAATCGTCCTCGCTCGGGCACGAGCACAACTTGACCCAGCCGCCCATGTCGTCGATCACGCGGTGGATCAGGGCGTCGTCGAACACCACGCTGGCGTATTGCCCCACCGACCGCACGGCCCGGTCGACCTTCGACCATGCCATCAGCGCGGCGTCGGTGCTGGTGCCGCCCAGCATCTTGACGACATCGGCCGGCTTGGGCATGAACTGGCCGCTGTCCGGGTTGACGGCGTACCGGCTCAGCGCCTGCGACACGGCCGGGAAATCGTAGTGGCGCAGCGCTTCCCACCACACGGCACCCGCGAACGTCGAAAAATCCTTGTTGTAAAACGCGTGAACGTCCGCCAGCAAGGTCAAAAACTCCTTTTTGTCACCAGCCCTCATGGATTATCCCCAGTTTGTTCATCGGCCATCATTCGGTCCACCACGGCGCGGTTGCTCGCCTCCAGCGCCTCCTGCCGATTGACTCGGGCCGGGGCGACGCCTGCGGAAACGATACCTCCTTTTATTTCGAACAGCCCCTGCCAGCAATTCAACACCGATTGTTCCAGGACAGACTTTGGATCATGACCTTCGCCGCGCAGCTTTTCCAACCGCACAACGGCAAGATGGATCGCATCATCGGTCAACGGTTTTTTGATTTTGTTTCTCATCGTTACGAATGCATGCCATGCGTCGATCGGCATCCATTCGGGGAAATCCTCGCGCGCCGCAGGCGCGTTATGGTTTTGATTTTCTTCTTCTCTTCTCTTCTCTTCTCTTCTCTTCTCTGGTCCGCTTTTTGTCCGCTTTTTGTCCGCTTTTTGTCCGCTTTCGTCGTCGACATTTTCCGGACTTTTCCGGCTGTCGCGCTTGCGCTTCTGGTCCTCTGCCCGCCTCTTGCCGGACTTGCCGTTATGCTCGTCGAAGTCAGGGAGGGACAGGGTTTCTTGGCCATCGAACAGCAGCCATTCGACGGCGATCATGGCTGCCGAAAAGCCGGGCCATCCGATGATGTGGTCCATCGTGTCCGGTGTGTAGCCGGACAGTTTTCCGTCCGCCGAGTGCGTGTCGAACACACTCCATACCGCATGCAGTCCGCCGATTGCGCGAAATTTGTCCGACTTCGTTGCGGACAAAATGCGGACAACTTTCGGATGCGTTTGCAGGTCGAGCCGCATTTTGATCCAGTCGCCAGCCATGTCACACCTCGGCGGTTTCCCGGCGCCTATTCATGAACCGGTTCAGCACATCGGCCCGCGACGGGCACAGCACCTCGGCGCGCAGGGCGCCGTTCGACGCCACCTCCAGCGCGATCGAGTATTCCAGGCTGATCGGCATGTGGCCGCGCGCCATGCGCGACAGAATCGATGCCTCGATGCCGCTGGCCTCGGCCGTGGCCTTCTGGCGCCCGATGCGGCTCTGGAAATACTCGTGCAGGATCGCCTGCGCGGCGCGCTCGGCGGCCACCTGCTCGGGATGCGGTACATGATCGGCGCGTTTCTTCGGCATAATTTCCTCCTGTTATTGGTACGTTGATGATAATGCTCTTGGTTTAAATGGTCAAAGACTATTTAGAAATATCAATCGAATCGTGGTAAAAAAGCCCGCGCGCAGCGGGCCGGCTCGTGCACGTGATCAGCGCATGGCATCACGCACCGGTTCCCAGCGCGCATAGGCGTTGTCCCATAGGGCAAACTTTTCCTCGCGCGTGAACTGGCCCGATTGGTCGATCGCATGGTGGCAGTACATGCAGCCGGGCACGGTGTACTTGTCGTGCGCCTTGATGCCGCGCCCCTTGCCGTGCCGCGCCTGGTTACTGTGACAGGGCACGACGGTGTCAACCGGGTGCGCCGGCACGCCCGGCACCAGCAGGTAGCACGGCTGGCCGCGGCACAGTTCCGCCTCGCCGGTCTTCGGGCGCGGGTCGCTGTTGGTCTTGCTGCGCGATCGCATCGGCGCGGCCGCGCGCGCCATCGGCTTCGTGCTCTTGAGCGTGCTGGCCCCGCGCGACATCGGCGTGCGCTTCATCTCCTTGCCGCCCTGCTTGAGCGGGGTGGAGCGCTTCAGCGGGCCGCCGCGCTTCATGTCCCGGTCCCGAATAGATCGCCCTGGTCTACCTGCAAACGCGGAGGGCGCGGCTTGCGGCGGGTTTTGATCGGCGACGCTGGAACATCGTCGACCGGCTCGGGCACAGGCGCGGTCGTCGCTGGCGCTGCGTGGTTCGCTTCGTGCGTGATCCTGGCGCGCGCAATCTCGACATATTCCGGTGTCATATCGATGCCGATGAACTGGAAGCCCTCGCGCATGCATGCCTTGCCGGTCGATCCACTTCCCATGAACGGGTCGAGCACCACGCCGCCAGGCGGCGTCACGAGGCGCGCGAGGTAGGCCATGAGGTCGGTCGGCTTCACGGTCGGATGGTGGTTGCCGTTGCGCGCGCTCCAGTCCGCGTCCTCGCGCTCGCGCATGGTGGCGCCGGTACCGACAGCCGGTTCGTCACTGCTTGGCAATCCCTCGTTTCGATCAGCGCGGCTGGCCTTGGCGCAGTAGAAGAAACGCGCGGCGTTGCGGTCGGACTCGCGGCGCGGCATTGGATTACGCGTGACGTGCCGCAGCGCACCGTATGTGCTGTTTCCTTGATCAGCGCCATCCGTACGCGCCGTAGCTTGTTGACCGATGGCGTCAGGGAACGCCGCGCGCACTTCGTCACTGCCGTCGTGGATGACGTTGGCGGGCCAGCGGCCGGCGGCGTGCGGCTGCGCGTTCGCCATCGCTACACCGTCGCCGTACACGCCGCCGTTGCCTCGCGCCGACTTTCCGCCGCCCGGGACGATTTCGCCAGGATTTACGCGGCAACCGTCAATGTTCAGCGCCCCCGTACCGTGCGCCAGGACGTTTACGGCCACGGTGCCGGCGAGCGGTTTGCGCGCGACACAAATCGGCTCGTGCGCCGGCTTGAGGGCCGTGCCCCAGCCCGACCACTGGCGGGCGGCGTCGCTGTTTGCGGCCTTGATCTGGCGCTCTACTTCGACGCGCTCACCCTGTCCGACGCCAACAATGCCGGATGGCTCATTCATACGTACATCGACGGCCAGCACCTCGGCGGTCTGCCATGCTTCGCCCGGCGTGCCTTTGCGGCCGTTCAGACGCCACACTTCCGCGTCCATGTCGTCGCCCAGCGACAGCAAGACTTTCAACTGCAGCCACTGCTCCCACTTTGGGCACTGGCAACGGTGTCGCAGGCGAGACAGCCACCAGCCACCCATATCTGAGGTGCCCATAGCGGCGTCAACGTCAGCCCGCGCGATGCCCGCGCGTTCAGCTGCGTCAGCCATGAACGAGGTCACGCGCAGAATGTCGTCACGGTCGTCTCGGGACTTGTCGATCGCCTTGCTGACATCGAGCGACTTCGGGAAGCCGCTGCCGTAAATCCACATGATCTGATCGCGAATCTCGAACCCCGCGTCTTCGATTGCGCACGTCATCCGGTGATACGTGCGCGAGCCCGAGAACGCCAGCAGATGGCCGCCTGGCTTCAGCACGCGCAGCGCCTCGCGCCACATCTCGATATTGTTCGCAATACCGCTGGCGTCCCAGCTCTTACCCATGAACCCTAGTTCATACGGCGGGTCGGTCACGATCGCGTCGACACTACTGTCCGGCAAGTCGCGCATGACCTCGATGCAGTCGCCCATGTGCAGGGCAAATCGCTCTTCCGCTTTCATTCCGTTCCTTCATTCAGGTTGTGTTGCGCGCGCAGTTGCTCCACCATCCGGCGTCGCTCGTCCAGGTTCGATGCTGGCATGTACAGCACGCACATGATGTCGTTCCAGTCGGCGGGCCGCTCGAAGGCGCCGCACTGCGCGCGCCCTTGTGTCTTCATGCTGGCCGCCAGCGGGAATTCGCGGCAGCTTGCGCATGTCTTGGTGGTGGCGCGAGCCATCAGTTACCCCCGCGCTTCGCGCGGATAAGGGCAGCGCATTCTTTCGGGCCACTGACAGAATCATCGCCGTCGCCGAACCGCCAGTTGTAATGCCGGTCGTCGCAGATTTCTGCCGCCTCATCCAGCCCGCGGTCACGGCCATGCCGGTATATCAGCCACAGGTCGGCAATGCCCGCGCGCAGGCCGTGGCGCAGCGCCCAGATTTCCAGCCCGGCGCGCTCCCCGGCGATCGTGCAGTAGACGCAATCCATCTGCCCCTCGATGTCTTTCGACAGGCTGCCCGTGTCGTCGCAATGCGTGCAGTCCGGGGTCATTTGACGGCCTCGGCTTTCTTCTTGCGGCGGCTCTTGGCCTTGTCGGCCTCGGTGATCACGCGATGCACGTTCATCACAGTCCGATAGCGCGCGCCGTCGAATTTCTCTTCGATCATGTAGTACAGCGTGCGCGACGTGATGCCAGCCTGCGCCGCCACGCGCTCCAGGTCCGACCGCGACATCGTGCGCAATCGCTCGCGTACGAATTCCAAATGGTCCTGCTCGGTTGCTGCTGACATTGCAACTCCTTTCTTTTGAGTGAAGACTGAACTGTACCACGGCAGACACGCCACTTGGAAGTCACTTTCAAAAAATTATGAAAGTTCTTGCGCAACTGGTTTCTGTTCGTTATGATGCAATCTCGTTGTACCGATCCACCCACAGGCCGGGCATAGACTCCGGTAAAGGAAAAATTCATGAACGACAATCGACCCGACGAGCGCGTCCACGACGTGCAGATCGAACCTAAGCTGGCGCCCCTGCCGGCCAAGCGCCAGCAGGCCAAACCGCTGGCCGTCATCCCCACCTCCCCCGCTGAAATGCTCGGCCTGGCTGTGCAGCAGGGCGCCAGCGTCGAGCAGCTGGACAAGCTTATCTCCCTGATGGAGCGAACGCGTGCCATCGATGCGCGGCAGGCGTACGTCAATGCGATGGTCGCATTCCGCAACCAGCAAATTACGGTGTCGACGAACCAGACAGGCGAAGTGCGCAAGGACGGCAAGCTGGCCTACAGCTACCGCTACGCCGATCTGGCCGCCATCAACGACAAGGTGACAGCGGGCCTCGCGCAAGTCGGCATCAGTCACAACTGGACCACGAAGCAGGAGAGCGGCATGATCCACGTCACCTGCACGTTGACGCACCAGATGGGGCACAGCGAGAGCACGACGCTGGCGGCCGGCGCGGACCAGTCGGGCGGCAAGAACAGCATCCAGGCGATCGGATCGACGGTCAGCTATCTGCGCCGTTATACCCTGCTGGCCATCACTGGCATCGCTGTCGAAGGTGAAGATGACGACGGCGCCGGCGTGACCGGCGATGAGCGCGCCGAAATGCGCCAGGCCGCACGCGACATGCGCCGCCCACCGCGCCCGGCAGATGTCGCCGCCCAGCGCCAGCAGGCGCCCAAGGAAGCTGAGCCCGCGCTGCTGGACGCCGCGCGCGACGCCGCCGATCAGGGCCGCGCTGCGTTCGAGACATTCTGGAAGTCGATCAACGGCCATAAGCGGACAATGCTCGGGGGGCTGCTGGATGAACTGCAGCGGCGATGCGATGCGGCCGACAAGAAGGAGGGCCAATAAATGCCGCGCTTCCTGGATTGCGTGCAGGGGTCGGACGAGTGGCACACCTACCGCGCCGGCCACGCCACCGCCAGCCGCTTCGGCGACATCCTGGCCGGCAAGGGCGCACGCGAAGCGTACATGTGGGAACTGGTAGCCGAACGCCTGATCGGCGGCCCGATGCGCGACACGGGCGGCGTCGCCAAGGCATGGGGCACAGATGCCGAGGACATGGCGCGCCGCGCCTACATGGTCCGCACCGGGCGCATGGTCAAGCAGGTCGGCTTCGCCGTGCACGACAGGATTAAATGGTGCGGCGCCAGCAGCGACGGCCTGATCACGAGCGAGCGCGGCGGCATCGAGATCAAGTCGCCGTTCAACAGCGGCATCCACGTGCGCACGCTGGCCAGCGGCATGCCCGACATCCACGCCGCGCAGACGCAGGGAAACCTGTGGGTGCTCGACCTGGACTGGCTCGATTTCATTTCGTACGACCCGGCCATGCCGGACCCGCTGGACCTGTACGTGCAGCGCATCGAGCGCCGCCAGAACGAAATCAAGTACCTGGAAGGCGAAGTAAAAAAATTCCTCGCCGAAGTGAATGTCGCATATCTCGACCTGAAAAAATCCATCAACCCTGTCATCCACTGAAAGAGTCCTCACATGAACACGACCCAAGACAACAACACCATCGACGGCCAGATCTCCGAAGTCAAGGCGCCCGACAATGCACTGGTGATCCTGAATCCGCAGCAGTTCGCCACCGAACTGTTCAAGCCTTTCGAAGACCAACTCGCCAGCGCGAAGCGCGCCGCCAGCCGCGTCAAGTACGACATCGCGACGAAGGACGGCATGGCGAAGGCGAAGGAACTGCGCGCTACGTTCGTGTCGATCCGGACCACGGCCGACAAGGCGAAGACGGCCGCGAAGCGCCCCATCGACGAATCCGGGAAGCTGATCCTGGCGCACTTCAACAAGCTGGCCGAAGCGGCGAAGGCCGAGGAAGCGAAGCACGACCAGGCCATCAAGGACGAAGAGGCGCGCATCGAAGCCGAGAAGCAGGCCAAGATCGCCGCCGAGCGTGCACGCATCGAAGCGATCGAGCAGCGCATCGCGCACATCCGCAACATCCCGGCATCTCTGGTGTCGGCCGATTCGGCAACCGTGTCCGCCAAGCTGGAGGAACTGATCGCCAAGCGCCTCGAACCGGCCATGTACGACGAACACCTGGAAGATGCGATCAACGCGCTGAACGCCACGGTTGATGCGCTGCGCGGCCTGCACCAGCAGGCGCTGGCACGCGAGGAAGAAGCGCGCCGCGTCGCCGCCGAGCGCGCGGAACTGGAGCGCCTGCGCGCCGAGCAGGCCGAGCGCGAGAAAGCCGAGCGTGCAGCGGAAGCCGAGCGCCAGCGTCAGATGGCAGAGATGCGCGCGCTGCAGGAAGCCGCAGCCGCCGCGCTGGCCCGCCAGCAGGCGCAGATGGCTACCATCATGGAGATCCAAGGGCTGGCTGCGGCGCTTCAGGCGGCCGGCGAAGACCGCAACCCCGACGCGATCGAAGCCGCGATGAAGAAGGCCGTGACGTTCAACCCGGGCGACTTCGGCGCGATGACAGCGGTGGCCCGGATGGCGCGCGACGCCGTGATCCCGCTGCTGGAAAGCCTGATGGACGCGCTGCCCGTCCCGGCCGTGCCGGAACCGGAACCGGTGCAGTACGAGCCGACGCGGGAAGTCACGCGCATCATCGGCATCGACCTGTCGCCGGAAGGGGATGCGGTGCCCGAACCCATCGGCGCCGTCGTGCAGGAACCGATGCGCGTGGAGCCGGAACCGGCCGCAGGCCCGACCGACGACGACATCATCGAACTGATGATGAAGCAGTTCGGCATGTCGGCAAAGGAAGCACTGGACAGGCTGGCGCTGATCAACTACGCGGCCGCCTACGACAAGTTGGCCGAGCAGGCGTAACGCATGCGCGCGCGCACCAGTCCACAGAACCGGCTGTTCCACGCGCTGGTGCGCGACGTGGCGAACGTGATCGTGCTGGCGCCCTGGCGCCGCGCGCTGGCGACGGAAGCGTGGAAGCGCTATTTCATCGCGCTGTACGTGCGCGAGGTACGCATCGAAGCCTACGGCGCCGGCGAGCCCGATCCGTTCCCGGTGCGGCCCGTGCCCTCGCGCAGCCTGGATAGCTGGCAGATGGCGGACCTGATCGAATGCACGTACGCATGGGGCGCGCATCACGGCATCGAGTGGTCCGAGAAAACGAAACGAATTGAAAAGGAAGGGCAGTCATGACCTATGTACGCGTGACCATCGATCTCGACGAGGTGATCGACGAACTGGATACTGACGATCTCGTGTCGGCGCTTGAAAAGAAAAGCGGGCGTAGCGCCCCCGATCCTACCACTGGCCTGCATGAACTTTTCGTGGCATTGAAGCTCGGCCAGTCCGAACGCGCGCTGGAAATCGCGCGCCGCCACGTCAGCGATCAACTTGGCGTATGCCTGTAACAAGAGAGGAAATCATGAAAGCGAATGAACTGGCCCGCCGCCTCGACGGCATGGACCTGGGCGACTTCCCATCCGAACTGAACAGCACGGCCGAGCGCGCAGGGCTGGTCGTCGTGATCGGGGTAGATAAACGAACTGTCGAATTTTTCGGTGCCATCCAGGACCAGATCGAGATCGAGGACGGCGGCACGATCCACCTGGACGCCGACGGCATCCTGCCGGAAGCCGACGAGATCGAGCGCTACGAAGATGTGCAGCGGGCCTACTACGACCGCAAGCGCTTGTCGTTCCTGATCGATGCGGAATGGGGTATGCACGGCTTCCCGTGGTCGTTCACGACAGCGATTCCGCATCATCGTTTCGTGGTGCTGGGACACGATGGCGGGCGCTACTGCCGCGGCATCGTGTTCGACAAGTCCATGCTGGGCACAGGTGGCGCATGAACACGGCCGACTACTTCATCGCCTATGCCTGCATGGGCCTGGCGTATTCGCTGCCCAAGGCGTACGGCTTTCTTGAATTCCTGAGCCGTGAGCCGGGCTGGCACGAAGAAATCCCCGGCCCGGCATGGGTCGTGTCGTTCGTCGCTGCGACGATCATCATGGGCGGCACGCTGACGCTGGCCGCAACGTGGCCATTCTGGTTGGTCAAAAGCTTTTTCCGTAGGAGGTAGCATGGCAGGTAACAAGCGCCCGAGTCGCAAGAAGACGCCGAAGGGCATCGGCACGCCGCAGCGCATGGTCGAGCGCATGGAAACGGGCCTCGTCGAGCGCGCCAAGCGCAACCAGGACCGGCGCGACCGCAACCTGCGCCTAACGCGGTTGCCGCTCGGGCATCCGACAAACCGCCACGTGCTGGACTGGACATTCGGGCCGCTTGATCGGATGTTCGCCGAGCACGAGAAGACCGGCGGCCACCTGTTCAGCGACGACGGCGTCGCGGTCATGTGGGTTGAGCGCGACCAGTGCTACACGCCCATCGTCGAAGCCTGCATGCAGTTGCACCAGCAGTTCGAATACACGGCCGCCGAGCGCGGCTGGGGCGACGTACCGCCTGGCCTGCTGGCCTACGGCGCCAAGCTGGCACGCGGCGTGCTGCTGGACATGCAGGACCTGGCCGATGCGCGCGAGACGGTGCAATGGATGCGCGACCATCTGTCCGAGATCACGTGCTGGGACTGGTACAACTCGATGAACCGCATGGAAGCGGAAGAGAAGGCGCAGGCAGGTGCAGTGGAGCAGGCAGCATGAGCCGCGCCGGTCCGAACACCATCGCCGCCAATGTGCTGCAGTACGTCACCGAGCACCCGCGCTGCCTCAAGTCGGAGATCATGCGCGACCTCGGCATCATCCGCAACACGGCCAGCGGCACACTGAACCGCCTGCGCGCGTCCGGCCATGTGCGCTGCATCCACGATAAGGTCGACGTCGACGGCAAGGCATTCCCGGTCACGCGCTGGGAAATCGGCACCGATCCGGAAGTCGTCATCAAGGAAAGCACCGAAGGCGTGCCGCGGCGCCGCTTCCTCAAGGAGTGGACCGGCCACGTGGAAGCCGACCAGTTGTTCACGCTGTTTTTCAATAAGCACAACAAGGAGAGCACCCAAGATGAAACCGCATATGCATTGTGAAGCGATCAAGGCGTGGGCCGATGGTGCGCGCATTCAGTGGCGTGAAGGTGGAGCATGGTACGACTGCATCCACGTGCCCGAGTGGAGTATTAATCGGGAATACCGGGTAAAACCTGAGCCGGTGAAGCAATATCCGGTAACGGGGATGACGAACGACGAACTGCACCGCGCCGGCTGCTTAGGTATCGGCGATGGTTTCAATGTGAGAATCGCCAACGCCGCCCTGCGCCACGCCTGCGACCACGGCCAGGTCGTGCGCCGTGATGAATTCGACCGCGCCGTTGGCGAGCGCAAGACGCGCGACGCCGCCATTGCCGATGCAGTCATGCAGGAAGCCGCGAGCATCGTCGAAAGCATGGCGGCAGGGCTGAATGTCACGCTGGCCGACATGCTCGCCGTCGCAGCCGAGAAGGTGCGCAGCACGGCCGTTGCCGACATCATCAAACGGGCCGCGCCATGAGCCGCCGTTTCGGACGCAACCAGAAGCGGCGCATGCGCGAGCAGATCGCGGAAGCAGAATTTCGCGCCCAGTCCGGCGAGCAGCGCGCCGCCGCCGCGCAGAATCATGCCGACATGCTGCGCACGATGCTGGACCTGGAGCGCGGGCTGATGCGCGAAACGAACGACAAGTTGCAGACCTACAAGCGCTTCTTCGTCGACGTCGCGCATAAGGTCGGGGCCTATGCGACCATCGCCGGGGTGGCACCGAAACGCATGGGTGAAGTCATGTTCGGACCGACGTTCCGCTGGCCAGTGCGCCAAAAGATGGATTTCGACCCGGCGCGCTTCGACAGCATGAGCATGGCATCTGCGGTGGCCATCCACGACGAATTGATGGAAGTACTGAGCGTCACTGCCGTGCATGACCACTTCGCCAACCAGATGCACATGCGCGTCGCGATGGCCGACAAGTGCATGGGATATTCGATATCACGCAGCGCCTTGACCAAGATGAGCGCGCTGCAACTCGCAGACCAGATTGGACCTGAAATCACGCGAGCACTGGTTGAGGCGATCAAGGGGGAGCGACGATGAAATCCCCGCACTGCTGCAACCAGAACTGCAACCAGGGCGCCGACTGCCCGAACCGCCGCGCCGCGCCGCCGACCGCGCGCGAATGGGCCTTCGTCGTGATCCTGTTGGTTTTCGGGCTCGTGCTCTCTTGCCTGCGATAAAAAGTTGTTGACTGGAATCATCGCTGAATGGAGAATCGAATCAGCAACTGGAAAACGTTGTGAGGGCGCAGCGGGTGGACGTTCATCCCCCGATGGGCATGGCTGGTGACACGGACCATGCAGAGGTAACGCGGTAAAAGAAAAGGCCACGGCTTGCATGTCCGTGGCCTTTTCCTTTTGCGGCTTCGATTACTTGCAGTCTTTTTTACCCTTTTCGCACTTCGCCGACGGCGTAGCACGCGGGACCACAATCACGGGCGTTACGACGGGACGTGGCGCTGGGGTGACGCGCGCTGCAACCGGCGCCGGACGGGCCGCGACAACCGGATGCGCAACGGATGCAGGATGAGCGGATACGGCGACGGCATGCGCGCCAACAGCGATTGCTTGCGCGGCGCCGGAAAAAGCGAGCATCAGGGCGATAGACAGGATGCGATATTTCATGGGTATTTCTCCTTGATTAAACGGGATGATGCGCTACGTCTTCTTTCTGCACAGCCAAGCGCGCGAGCACCGGATACCCCAGCGCCTGCTTCATGTCGCGGATGCTGCAGCCCGTCACCTCGTTCAGCGCGATCAGGATCGTGGCGCCGATCGGCAGCCAGCCGTTGCGCAGCTTGCTGATCACGGGCGGGCTCATCTCGACCAGCCGCGACAGGTGCGCATCGTTCTTGATGCCGGCATCCAGCATCAACTGGTTAAGCAACGCGCCTTGCTTTTCCGCCAGCACCGCGCGCGCCTGCGCATCGTCGGCTTTCTTCTGTTCCATCGGGCTCTCCTTTGTAGTTTCGGATTGGAATGTTACCGATGGGAATGATAGCGCAATTAATGTCTTGTGGAAATAAAAAAGCCCCGGCATTTGACTGCCGGGGCAAGGCCGCGCGAACGCGGCACAGGAGAACACCGGGTTATAGGTAGATGCGGTTATCTCGGCTGCCCAGCACGATGCAGCGCGCGCGCGGCGCCGGCACGAACGGGGTATCGGTGGCTGCGGCCGGGTGCGCCAGCGACAGCGCGCCGAGCGTCGAACGGATCACGACCGGCCCGTCCACCGTCAGTTCGATGACGTTGGCGTCGGGCTGCTCGACGTAGAACTGCGGACCATAGATTGCATGGCCGGCGGCAGTTTTCTGCGGGGAGAAGATGCGGTCCATGATTACGCCACCACCAGCGGGCCACTGAACGCGTTATGCAGGACTGCCGGATTACCCCCGCTGTCCGTGACGATCAGCCAGCCGATGGCGCCCGCGGCCAGTTTCGAGTTCGGCAGTGCGATCGTGAGCGTGCCGACGGCGTCCGTCGTCTCGAGCGTGCCCTTGTCGGTCGGTGATGCAAACAGGTCCGGCGTGGCCTGATCGAACCACGCCCAGCGCAGGCTGGACAGGTTGGCGGCCGGCGCGTCGGACGGGTTGAACAGCACCAGCGTGACCGTGCGCGCGCCCGGCGTCGGCCCGCCGCTCGATGCGGGTAACGTCGTGTCCTGCGCCGTCAGTTCATTGGACCGATTGCTGGCAGGATCGAGTGCGCGCACGCGCAGTTTATAGAGCGTGCTGGCTGTCAGGCCGTTGAGTTGCCTGGACAGGACATTTCCGACGTCGATCCAGGTGGCGCCGTCGTCCTGGCTGAACTCGTACGACACCACACCGATGTTGTCCGTGCCGGCGCTCCACTGCGCCAGCATGCTCGTGGCGGTGACGTTGCTGATACTCATCGTGCCCGGCATCGAGGGGGCCGTCGTGTCGGCCGTGGACTGCGCCGGCGCGTCCGGGTTGCCGCTGATGGCGTAGATCGTCACGGCCGACATGCCGCCGAACGGCAAGCTGGTGCCGTCCGCATTGGTGAAAGTCAGGGTTCCTGGGTCGTAGTTGCCGGGTGCAAGCGTCGCCGATGCCGTGAACGTGTTGGGCGTCACGCCGGTGTTGATCGTCAGCGCCGCCACCTGCTCCACTGCGCCGTTCGGGTTGCTCGCCGCTGGCGGTACGTCCAGAAAGCCCGACGTCGCGTTGCTGCAGGTGCCGTGCACGGTCAGGATCTGCCCGGCGATCGGATCTTGCACGACGGTCAGCGCCTTGCCGCCCTCGATCTCGAAGCCGCCGACCTCGTTGCTGGCCTGGACGTTGTAGGCCGAATTGGACAGCGTCGCCGTCACGCTGTACTTGCCGACCTTGCAGCCGTTGAAGTCGATCGTAAAGGTGCCGGAACCGATCGTCATGTTGAGCGGTCCTTGCGCCACCGCGTTGTTGCCCGACAGGGCAATTGGCGTAATGCTGGCCTGCCCTCCGGTGACGGTGCCCGTAAAAGTGCCGGCAATCGTGGCCTTGTTGCCGACGATGGTGATGCTGGTGATCTTGCCCAGCGGCGCGGACAGCGCTTGCGGGTACTCCCACGCGCCGATATCGGCCGACGTGCCCATCTGGCGGTTGCCGTTGATTGTCACGGTATTGGTCGCGCCAGGCGCGGCACCGACGTCGATCAAGGGGGCGCCGGCTTTCAGGCGCAAATCCGATGTCGTGTTGACGAACACGTTGGCGGCGGCCACGTTCTGCAGGTGCCCGCTGCCGGCCACGGTCAGCGTGCCGTCGCTGGCGCAGTGGTCATACGCGCCATAGGTCGGTTGCATCGTGAAATCGGCGCCGAACACGGCAACGTTGCGGAATGTCTTACTGCCGATGTAGCCGCCGTACGTGCCATAAAAACCATACTGACCACGCGCGAATCCAGGCAGGCGCACCACCGTGACATTCTCGATCAGCGCCGCGGTGTTGGTATAGCAGCGCCCGCCGTAGCTGTTGGCCGATTTCAGCACGATCAGGTTGTTGCGGAAGGTGCCGCCGTGGATCGAGGTGGCGAACGATGTCAGTACAGTCGGGTCGGTACGCGTATCCGTGCCCGAATACTCGATCAGGCAGTTCTGGACGACGGCAGTGGGATCGGTGACGGCGATGCCGGCGCAGGCATTGGTGCCGCCCGTGTCGATTTGCAATCCCTCAACGGTCGTGTAGGGATTGCTATTCTGGATCATGGTCGCGCCATTGAGCGTGCCCTTGAAGCCGACGCCGTTGGCGATGTTGTAGCGCAGCGCATTGGTCGCCACGTTCACGTTGTTCGCGAAACCGTGGCCGGCCGCCGGCCGAATCGTGATCGTGTGCGTGGCGTCGGTGTTCTTGCCGGACAGGTTCACCTGGGTGTTCTGCACGAACTCCGAGTCGTTATAAAACTCGAGCACGTACGATTTATCCGCTGCCACCAGATCGGCCGGGATCGCGGCCCATGCCAGCGGCAGGGTTGCATAATCCCGGCCGGTGCCCGCGCTGCCGACCTTGAGAGTCACAATTTGCATGATGGTCCTTGTGGTTGATCAGTTGGGGCCGACTTCGCTCGGCGGAAGCAGGGCGCCGTGCGACGGGAACAGGTAGGCCATCTTGTACGCCAGCCCGGCTACGCGCTTGGCCTGGTACTGGTCGTAATAGCCCTGCATCTTCGTGATGGCCGCATCCAGCCGCGGCGCCGGGTAATCCGGGAAATAATCGCGCCGCGCCTTCAGGTACTGCATGTACAGGTGGGCGCAGCCCGGGTGCTCCGCAGCGCGGTCATTCCACGTCACGAACCAGTTTTTATACTGACGCGTGGAGCCGTAGGTGGCTGCGTCGCCGACCGACGTGCTGGCCGGCAGGGTCGGCTGGTAGGTGTCGATCATCTGCTTTTGCGCCACCCAGTTGATCGGGACATCGGCGACGGTGTACTGGCTGATGTCGCTCTTTCCCGTCAGCGCCACCGGGTAGTAGCTGTCGCGGCCGTCCGTGTCGACCATGTAGTCGATGCAGAACAGGTCGAGGTTGCGCAGCATCATTTCCAGCACGGTCTTGCACTTGAACGAGCGCTGGCGCATGGCGGCCCACATGCCGAACTGGCGCATCAGCACGAGGACGTGCACCATGTACAGGCCGAGCGAACCGCCGACGGTCTGGTAATTGTTGCCAGACACGGAGCAGCCGGTACCAAGGTTGCGAATGCAGGCCGAATACAGGGTCTGTGCGTTGTCGATGAAGGCCGGTTTGTAGATCAGGTCGTATATCAGTTCCAGTTCGATCTGCAGGCGCGCCTCTACTTCCTCTTTCGAGTAGCCGAGCGGGTGTTCGCTGGCGACCTTCCACTGCATGACGTAGGCCAGCATGCGCCAGGCGTGCACGCGGGTGCCGTAATAGGCGAGGGGGTTGGCGGTGGGCTTGGCGTCGCCCAGCGCGCTCATCCATTCCGTCTCGAAGTCGTGGCGCGCGGCGATGGCGTGCATGGGGCTGTTGAGCATGACGGCCCACCATGCAGCATTCGTATAGCTGTGCAGCGAATCGCGGTTCCAGCCCGAGTAATACAGGAAGCCTTCCGGATCGTTGTGCGTCTTCCAGCGCCCTTTACCGTTGACGATGCCGCACGTGTCGATGGACACCTGCGGTCCGTTCGGTTGGCCCAGCGGCGCATAGGCCGTCTCGATGCCGTAGTAGGCGCCGACGAACAGGTCGGTGCCAGCCAGCACGTTCGCTTTCGGCATGGATTCGAACGTCTTGACGTTGCGAATCCAGTGGTTCGAATGGTTGAAATACGCCATGCCCCACGCGTCGATCATGTCGCGGATCGGGACGTTGCCTTCGGGCCGCAGCCAGTTCTGGTTCGACGCGTAGATGGCCAGGCACGACGGCGCCACCGAACGGTCGAAGCGCACGCCGCCCTTGCCGGTGATCCAGTCGTGGCCGCTCACGGAGCCGGGCTGGTACTTCCAGCCCATGGCGCGATAGTATGGGTAGTGATCGCGGTTGGTGAACAGGCCTGGATCTTTCGGGCGCGACTCGTAGGCGGTCAGGTAGGCATTGTCCAGCGCAGGGTCGGCCGCCAGCGGGTACGGTGGCAGTGCATACCAGTGCGCCATACTGTCGGCCTGGCCGAATTCGTAGGCAGCCTGCGGGAAGTAGGCGTTCGAACTGGGGCCGGCCTTGGCGGCGTAATCGCCGTCGTAGGCAAACGATTCGACGCCCGCGAAATATTTCTTGGCCTTCGACGACATGCGCGTGCGGATGTTTTGCCACGGCAGCATCTGTGCGCAGTTGAAGCGCGGCATGGCCGGCTCGTTGACCGTCTGCACCTCGGACAGTTGCGGCGAATTGATCGGCAGCGTCGGCTTGTCGTTGAACGCTTTCCACTCGTGCGTGTAGAGCGGCGTGCGGCCCGGTGCGCCGCCGTTATAGCCCGCCGTCGTGTACAGGTTGATTTTGAAGGGCGGCAGGACGGTACGGTCGGCCGTGGCCGCGTTGGAGCAGTCGCCGTAGGTGACCGGCCAGGTCGAGCCGTCGACGACGGGGTATTGCGCGCGCACGAACGTGTCCATGTACGGGTAGGTGCTCCAGCGCCCATACGGCTTGAAGGACAGCAGCATCTGTTCCAGCGGCACGGTGCCGTCGATGCTGTTGTAGTTCGCCGCGATCATCAGCAAACCGCCCAGTTCGAAGCGCCGCGGCGCGATCGGGCTGGTCCATTTGATGGTGTCATCCACCTGGTAGATGGCGACGTCGCCGATCTCGGCGGCCATCTCGGGGTTCTGGAACACCCAATCGTCCTGACGGGTAGAGGCGCTGAACGTGGCAATGCCGACCACGACCGGGTTCGCGGGATCGGTCCAGTCGACCAGTTCGATGATGGTCGGCGTGGCCGAGCGGATCGTCGGCGCGGCAGGGCCGGTGCCGGACGCCAGCAGGCGCGGCGCCTTGGTGCCGGCGGCGGCCGAGAATGCGAACCCGACATTGCTGGCGCCGGTCGGGCTGGCGGGCAAGGTAAATTCCTTGCCCGATCCGGTCAGGCCCAGCGTGTAATCGATGGTGTGGCCGTTACCCTCCAGGCGCAGGATCGATGCACCGGTGGCAAGGTCGGCAGCCAGGCGCACGGTGGTGTTGCTGGCGATGCCGAACCCCGTGATGTTGCCGGCCGTGATCGTCATGTCGCCAGTCACGCCCATGTTGAGAAATTCGGTCCCGGTGGCGGCGGGATCGACGGCGGCCGCATTCGCGTCGCGGAACGCGCGAATGCGGCGGCTGTTGCCGAGCGCGGACTTGACGGTGTTCGCCCATTGCAGCTTAGTCGTGCATGCGTCCAGTTGGGCCTTGAGAATAGTGCTGATCTTTGGCATGGCGATCTTTATTCCGGCTGGGGGTTGATGTAGGTGATCGGCGGAATCTTGTAGCGGTTGCCGGTGAGGACGGCGACGCGGCTGGACTCGTTATTCACCAGCAGGATGCGGCCGGTGCTGTCGACCAGCGCGATGTGCAGCGGGGCGCCCGCGTCGATGGTGGCGCCAGCCACGCCCACCACGCCGTTGAAGATGACCTTGCGGCCGTCGGCCTCGTTGGCCAGCACGAAGTCAGTCGACGAGATCGGCACGTTCATGATCGCGCTGGCGATGGCCTGCGCGTACGTGGTGCTCTGCGAGAAATCCGGCAGCAGCAGCGCACGCGTGGCGCTGGCGCGCAGGTGCGCCGGGCCGTTGTCGAGCACATCTGGGTGGACGTATTTCATGCGGCACCTTTGATTTTTTCGACCGAGCGCATGGCGCCCAGCCCGAGCATGCCCATCAGGACCGTGCTCATTTCCGTGAAGTCGAACTGCGGCAGGGTGATAGGGTGGCCGATCCACTGGGCGACGACGAACACCATCGGGCCGCCGAGGAATTTGAAGGCAAAGGCCAGCGCGCAACTCCAGCCCACGGCGGGGCGCCAGCCGGACACGAACAGCGACTGGTTCGCCGCCTCCACCTTGTTGACGTCGATCTGGCCGGTGGCCAGTTGGAGATCCGCATTCAGTTGCGCCAGTTCGCCAGCCTGCGCCATCTTGAGCATCTCGAGTTTCGCGTCGGCGGCCACCTTGGGGTCGGGCAGCACGCGGTCAAGCAGGTTGCTGAGCAGGGGGATGATAGCGGCAGGCCACATGATCAGGCTCCGTTCGAAAGGTTGAAAGCGATGCGCCGCGCCCAGCCCTTGGCGTTCTGCGGCCAGTTGTTCAGGTTCGTCAGGTAGCCGATGCGCTTGCTGTTGAACAGCGCGATGACCTTCCACTGGTCGCATGCACGGGCCGCCGCGACAGTCTTGGCGCCGATGATGCCGTCGGCCGTGACGCCGAGACATTCCTGCAACCACTTGATGGGGTATCCGCCGTTGTAGGCGGTGTCGAAAACCTGATAGGCCAGCAGGTCGGGGAGTTGGTCGCAGGAATACTTGTCCCAGTATTCTTTCTTGGCGATCTGGCGAGCAGTGTCGATGGGGAGATCGCGCATGTCGCCGGCATAGCCCCACGCGCGGGCGACGCGCTCGGTGACGCCGTATTTCGTGGCGCCGCCAGGGTCGGCTTGCTTGTCGCGGTCCGAGAATCCGCCTTCGATGATGGCGATGCTGGTGAATGCCTTGTCGAACGCGCTCATGATCTACTCCTGCGCGTCGGGTTTGTTCGGGGTCCAGGATCGATACACCCGGATCAGTTTGATGGACTGGATGGAGAGCACCACGCAGCCGGTGAGAAAGCCAATGCATAGGGATGCCGTGCCGATGAAACTCTGCATCATCTCCAGCTTGGCGGCGATTCCCATGCCGGCGGTACTGGTGGCGACGACCGCCGCAACCTTGGGGCTGCCGGCGACGGATTCGACGGTGGCGCGCAGGCCGTCATGGCCGAACAGATTGAATCCATGGTCGGCGAGTTGTTGTTTGTCCATCGGAGGCCCGGTTTAGATGTAGGAGGATGCGGCGATTTTACCTCCGGGCAATCTTTGGAGAAAGAAATTTTTGCCGGACAGCACCACAAAATGCCGTCCGGCAGGCGCTTCGTTATTTGCTTTGCATCATCTTCTGCATGCGCTCGACTTCCTCGGGGGTGGCGTGTTCGAGGAACTTGCGCATGCGGCCCGCGGTGATGCGGTTCGGCGCCATGATGGTCAGGATCAGTCGGCCGGCTTCCTTCGGCGTCTGCCCGGCGTCGATCAGCAGTTTCTGTGCCTTATCCGTGTCGCCGCGCATCACGGCGTCCTTGACGTCGGGCATGACGTTGCTGAGTTTCGCCTGCTGCTCGCGCGCGGCGTAGCGCATCTCGGCCACGGCGTCGCCGCCGGTCAGCTTCGACACGGACAGGCCGGTGGCCGTGCCCATCAGTTTCGCTTCGTCCATGTCCAGGTCCATGCCCAGCATGCGCACCTTGCCGCCCTTGTGCTGGTTGTCGGTCGCCAAGTTCTTCAACGCCACGAAGTCGTCGAACGGCACCTGCGATTTCAGCACGTGGCCGATCACCTGCGCGCCCTGCACCAGCAGGTTCGCATCCTCGTCATACACCTGCTTGCCGTTGAATTCCTTGTTGGCCTTCGCCTCCGCGATCCCTTTCACCAGCGGGCTGGCTTTGGCGTCGATCAGGTCGGACGCGCTCTTCAGATTCAGGTAGGACTTCATCTCTTCGACGACCTTACCCACCGGCAGGCGCATGTAGTAGGTGTTGCCGTGCTCGTCCTCGCCCAGGCGGATGCGGTCCTGCTTGCCGTGCGGGTTGTCGTGGGTCTGCGACAGCATCTCCAGGTTTTCGAACGGGTGGCGCAGCAGCGCCAGCGGCAGCCCGGCCTTGCCCCACGTCGGCCCCATGAAGGCCAGCGGGTTTTCCTTGTCGAGTTTCACACCCAGCGCGTGCGCGCGCTCGAGCAGGTCGCGTTTGAAATCGTCGCCATCTTCGCCCTTGAGCCACGCCTGCATCAGCGTGGTGATGATCGCCATGGCGCCGAAGTCGGCCATCAGGATCATGGCGGCCTTCTTCCGCGTCGCGGCCTGCGCCTGCTTCAGCACGTCGCCCGCGGCGTCCATCGCCTCGATGTCGGTCTTGCCCATGGCGCGGTTCAGCGCGGCGAAGTGCTCCATGATCTGCGCGCGCACGTCGCCCGGCAGGCCGACGATCGGATCTTTCATCGCGCCCAGGTTGGTCATCGTGAACGATTTCGAAAACAGCATGATGTTGCCGAACGCGTGCGCGGCCTGGCTCATGGCTTCCTGCGGCACGGCGCCGGCGTAGCGGTTGGCGAAGAACGTGGCAATACGCGTTGCCGTGTACTGGTCGATGCCCTCGTCCATGAAGTGGTTGCGCATCTGGACGGCCATGCCGACCTGCATATCGCCGATGCGGTCCCACAGCAGGGTTTCGTGCCAGAAGTGACCCAAGTCGTCGACGTTCTCGCGCATGCCGTCGCCGGTCCCCATCTTCGCTACTACGCGTCCGGTCTTAGCAATGGTGTGGCCGGTTCGGTTGATGACGCGGCCCGCGATGTTGTCGCCCATCGCCTTGCCCGTGTTACCGATGGCGCGCCCGATTGGCACTGCAACCGCATCGACCGCCTTGCCGGCGACGCGTGCCACCGGACCAGTTACAGGCTCTGTCACATCCAGCACGGCGCCGAGCGCCTTGGCCGCCAGCGAGCGCCCCGGTTTCAAGCCGTTGCCGATGGCCTCGATGTCCGGGTTCATGCCGCGCCCGCCGATCGGCACCAGCCCGCCTTTTACAAGGTCGTTGAACAGCGCGTGGTCCTTGCGCAACTGGTGGCCCATTACGTAGGTATAGGCGCCGAACGTGCCGATGTTTTTCAGGTTGTTGCGCCAGCCCATCGACGAGATGAGAGACGGCATGGCCTTGCCCCAGATGACCGCGTTGTGGGTCATCGGGGAGATCATGATGAGGCTCATGGACATGCCCTTCATCGCCATGAAGGCGCGGTAGACCGCGTTGTGGTTGCCGGTGAAAACGGCCTTCAGCGGGCCGGCGAAATCCTTGTGCACGAACAGTGGCGCGCGGTCCATGATCGGGTTGCCGTCGGCATCGGTCACGATCTCGGTCTTGCCGTCGACCTGCTTGGTGCGCGGGACAAAACGCTTCAGCGCCGGGTGGTCGAACGTCACGAAGTTCGGGCCACCGTCCTCCGACACGAGTTCCGCGCCGGTGGCCTGGCCGTGCGCCTTGATCTGGTTGACCAGCGTGCGCCCGGCGATCGCCTTTTCCAGTTGCGCCATCGCCATCGGCATCACGCGGATGTTTTTCACATACGATGCATCCTCGCCCAGTTTGGCCTTGAGCGCGGCTTCGGATTCCTCCGTCGTCTCGTGCATGCGGCGCTTCGTGCTGGATGCGCTGGTCTTGAGGTTCTTGGCTTCCTTGGAAAACTCGCCGGCCTGCGGGCGCAGCGCGTCCGTGCTGCCGTCGGCGTAGATGTTGGCGGCCACGCGAGGGGTCCAGTAGTGCACGCCCGCGGCGTCTTCGCTCACGAGCCCCGCCTGCTTGGCGCGCCGCCACAACTGCTCGCCGTACGCGTGCAGCACCTCCACGGTTTCGCGCTGGTCGGGCGGCAGGGAATTCAGCCCCTTCGTCTCCGACGTCTTGCCATCGCGGCGCAGATCGTTTTCCTGGTCGGCGGCCTCCCACATCTTGCGCAGTTGCGCGTCGTTGTAGTTGTTGCGCAGCACGGCGTCGAACGCGTTCCACTGCGCCGTGGCCACACGCATGTTGTTGGCGAAATCCTTGGCCAGCGCCTGCGCCTTCTGCGTGCCCACCGACATCGGGCTGACCAGCATGCCGATGTTGTGCGCGGCCGACCGCAACTGCGCCACCGGGCGGCCGATCAGCTTGGCCAGTTTCGTGCGCATGTTGTCCGGCACCTCGGGCGTTTCAGGCGTGTAGCTGGCACTTGGCTCGGCAACGATGGACGGGTTGGACGGATCGAATGCGCCGCTGTTGCCGGTGGCGCTCTTGATCTGCTCGGGGCTGAATACAGCGAGATTTTTAACGCCTTCCTCGTTCACATACAGCCCGTCGAAGCCGGACTTTTTGATTGCCGCTAGCAGGGTCCGGTCTTCCAGCCGCTGCCACGACCCTTTTTTGATTTGGTTGATTGCAGCGCTTCCAAGGCTCGCGCGGGCCGCGACCATGTTCACATGCTTCTTGTTCTCATAGTCAAATGGATTGGATGCGGCTACGTATACCAGCATAATGTTCGCACCCTCGGCGGTCGCCCCACTTTCTTCAGTGAGGAATTTTCCGACCCACTCAGGCGACGGACTGACGAAATGGACGCCGCGCGTATTCTCTCGGAACGCGCTGAAGTCTCCAGTGGTGGCGTGGTACATAACCTGCGGCCGGCCCTGCTCGTCGACGACCTTGCTGTCTCCAAACCAGCGATAAAACGCCAACTGCTTGTTCATGTCCTCGGCGACCGGGACGCCCTTGCTGTTCTCGATCGGGCGGCGCACGCCGTCCACCTGGACCGTGTGGATGCGGCGCTCGGGCGTGCCGCGATCCTCGGCGCGGCGGTCGCCTGATTCTTCGACCGGTTCGGCAACGCGCTGCGATTTCGCCTTGCCCTTGTTGATGAAGTCGCCGGGATGATAGAAACCCTTTCCCTGCAGGCTGTCGCCATCGGCGCTTACCACGTCGGTAACGACGCCGTGCCCCAGCAGTTTGAGGAACACTGGCGCCTGGATGTTGGCGCCGGACGGCAGGACGATGAAGCGGTTGCCGCCCGCGCCGGCCGTGCGCGTCATGCGTCGCACCAGCGCTTTTGCGCGCACCATGTCGTCGCCGCTTTTCAGGTTCGCCAGCGCGTCCAGCGGCACGTCAACCAGCAACTGCGTGTCGCCGCGTGCGGTCGTCAGGATCAGCGTCGCGTGCCCGTTCGGCACCTGCAGCGCCTTGGCCGCGCGCGCCACCGCATCAGGGCTCGTCAGGCGCACTCCCAGCATCTTGTGCTGCATCTCGGGCATGCCGGTAAAGTCGGTGCCGTTCAGGTGCGGCGCCTGAATTGTTTCTTCGCCCCAGTTGTGGATGACCGAATATTCGTTGTGGTCGATGACCACGTGGCCCAGGAACCCCGGCAGGTGCTTGTCGACGAAGCGCGTCATCTGGATATCGGCCTGCGACGGCTCGGAATGCCCGCTCGGGTGGTTGTGCAGCAGGTAGTAGCCATCGGCGCCGAAGCGCTGCTTGTCGTCGTGGATCTGCTGCAGGAGGTCGTTCGGCATGGTGACGGAGGCGGGCAGGCGCGACGTATAGCCGGCCTCGCCGACGATCGTGCCGTCGCTGTCCGTGTAGAACACGCGGAAGGTTTCGAAGCGCGGGTCGCGGTACACCTGCGCGAGCACGGCCAGGTCGGCCGGCGTCTTGGCCTGCTGGCCTACGAGTTGGTTGGGTTTTCCGGCGAGGAAGTTGGCGAGCAATCGCGAGCCGAGTACGGAGACGTTGCCTCCATCATCACGATTGCGTCGGTTGATACGATCAATGCCGAGCCGTCGGGCCAGGTCCGAGATGGCGGCGCGGGCAGTTTGCTTTTGCGCTTCGAGCGTGCCGGGCCGGACGGCGATGTCGTCGAACAGATCCTGGCCACCGAACAAGTCTCGAGTGTACGGGTCATCTTTGCGTTCCGTTACGGCGTCGTCGGCGCCTTCTTCCGCGTTGCCAGTTTCGTCAGCACGGCCCGGCGCAGCTTCGGCGGCACCTTCTTGAGTTTCGCCAGCGCCTGCTTGAGCGGTACGGCTTTGGGGTCCGAAGATTGCATCAAGTTCCTCATCGGTATCAAGGTTGGAAGGCACGCCCGCGTCCAGGTCGATGTCGGCGTCGCGCGCCGCCTCGACCAGCGCGTGCGCCTCGTCATCGGTAAAGCCTGCGGCGTGCGCGGCCACCACTTCATCATATACCTGATCTGCGGATTTTCCAGTCGTGTCGATGCCGAGTTTTTCGGCTTCGGCAAACAGTTCCTCGTCGCGGTCCGGCGCGACTGGCTCGGCCTGCGCCGCCGGCTGGATCACTTCTTTCCGGTGCACGGCGCGTTCGATCATGTCGGCCAGCTTGCGGGTGCCGCCGTTGTCGGTCGCATCCTGCATGTCGTCGCTGGACAGGAACCCGGCTTCATGCGCGCGCTGCGCCAGTTCGTCCATGCGCGCGCCGCGCTTGCGGTACAGGGCGCCGTAGCCAGGAATCATCGCGGGCCGCGTCGCTTCGCCGCCCGTGTCGCTTCGCTCGTCCGTGTGCACGCCGTGCTGGCCGAGGAAAGACAGGAACGGGTTTTCGCTCTGCACGCGCGCGCGCATGCGCTCGCCCGCCGACTTGCCGCCGCGCTTGTCGTAGGCGTCGGCCACGGTCTGCAGGATGTTCTGTTCTTCGGCGCGCGCGTTCTCCAGGTGCTCGGACACGACGCGTTCCAGCGCCTCGGCCATGGTCATGCCGTCGTTCTCGACGTAGTGGCTGGCTTCCTCGCGCATGTCCTGCACGGGCAACTTGTCGCTGAGTCCGTGCAGGGATAGGCAGTGTTCAAAGGACATGGCGGGCAAACTCCATAATCAGGTTCAAGATGATCTGTTCTTCTTCGTCGTTCTCGGCGTGCACGCGAATTCGGTATTGCTTCGGCGCATCTTCGTCATGGTAACGCGACAGCGCGCCGCCGCCACCATAAATCTGCGTTGGCGCGGGCGGCTCGCGCGTGTCGAATTCGGCCCATCCGACGGTGACGTCGGTGATGACGCCGAAGGTGTCGAACTCGGCGAACCCGACCGTGACGTCAACGACGATGCCGCGCGCGTCGAACTCGGCGAAGCCGACCTGCACATCGACCGGAGGGTGCGCGGCATCCAGCACAGCCCATTCGACGGTGACGGCCATTTACAGCGCCTCGAATTCGAAACGCAAGTTGCTGTAGTCGGTGATGCTGTCGCACTGCGCCGCGGTCAGCACCTGCGCGAAAACGGTTTGCGTGGCCGGCAGAGATGCGTGGTTCCAGACGGCGATGACCGTCTCGCCCTGTTTCAGGCGCACCGTCAACCCGCTGCCGTTGCTCGATCCCGCCTTGTAGCGAACGACCTGGCCGTAACTGGTCTGCGGGTCGACGACTGGCGCCAGCCTGATCTCGCATGCCCCCGGCGCGCTGGCGCTCATGGTGACGCCGTCGTCCTGCTTGATGGCGTCGGCCAGCGATCCACCATCGGAGGCGAGCCACGGTCCGCCGCTGACATCGGACAGCGGACGGGCATAGCGGGCATCCGATGGAATCGTGGGCGCCGCCTGCGGTTGCCCGCTGAACGGCGCGCCGGAAAGTGGAGCGAAGCCGAAGAACATGAATGCCCCTTATAGCGATTGCAACAGCGGCACGATGAACTGTGTCGCGATGTACCAGTAGCCATCCGAATTCAGGTGGACATGCGTCGATCCGTCCGTAGTGGAGCTGGTCCAGAATGTCCCGGATGCCGCCGCCATGGCGTTGAAATGCGCGATCGAGTAGTCGCCCTGCATGTCGAAATACGTCCCTGCCTGCCGCACGTCGAACACGGCATCGAACCCCATCGACTGGTAATTCGCGAGCAGATAGGCATTCACCTGATCGAGCAGCGCATTGTCGGCGTCGACGATCGACTGATCGGTTGCCGAGTTCATCCGCGGTAGCGCCGTGCCGGTGAAAATCTTCACCCATGGGTGCGCCGCCCGGCGAGCGGCGGTGTAATCCTTCATGTCCTGGACAACCTGCACCAAGGTCCGTTTCGATGCCCCCGTCACGGCGTTCGTGATCTCCCATGTCCCGAGGTAGTTTTGCATACCCGATGTTGCGTCGAATGCGCCATCTATATCGCTCGAAGCCTGACCGTCCAGGCCATTCATCTGGCGCCATGTCTGTCCGCTCACGCCGTAGTTCGACACGAGGATGTTCTTGCTGCTGCGGTACTTGAGCGGCGGGCTGCCGCTGACCACGGTTGGAGCCGGCGAGAACCCGACAGAAGTCGTCGTTGCGATTGGCGCGATCATGGCCAGGCAGCGCACGAGGTTCTGTGCGCCACCCACGCCAGCGACAAGCGAGTTACCGTCGAACACGAGGTTGAGCGTCGAATCGAACACGATATTTCCGGCCGGCGTTTCCGGTACGGCTGGCGTGCCGGCGCCTACCCGGCGCCCAGGGATGGCGTGGCGGCGCATCATGCGAAGCCCGTCCATGCCAGCAGTTTTGCAGACGTCGTACCGCAGCAGTCAAGGACCAAGTAAACCTTGGCGGTAGTGACCCCGGTAACCGTGTCGATGACGGTGAATGCTCCCGTGCCGTTACGCTGAATGGACAACGTTGTAGACGAGCCAGTCCGGGCGTAACGAATCACGTCGCCAGCCTGCGGAAGAGTCGCCAAGTTTGCCCCGCCGACGTGGCGATACGCGGCGGGAACGGACCCGCTTCCGCCCGTCGCGTAAAAACCTCCGAGATTGGAAATGGTCGTTCCGGACTGGACAGTACGGATGCCGAAACCAACTTCTGCACCCGCCGCCAGAATGACGAGATCGACCGTCAGATCGCCGGTAGCCCCCAGTGTTGAGACGCCACCGGTTTCGCTTGCCAGCGCCGCGCCACCGCCCGTATATGTGTACGGTCCGGTGCCGCTTTCGGTGGTCGTGGCCGACAGGGATTGCAGGCGCGGATAGCTGATCGCGGCCGGCGTGACGCTGTTCGATGCGGCCGATTCGGCCGATGCGCCCACGCTGTTGTTCGCGTGCACGGTGAACGTGTAGGCCGTGCCGTTCGTCAGGCCGGTGACGCTGCCGGACGTGGCGCCCGCAGCGGCGGTGCCAGTGATTCCGCCCGGCGACGATGTGATCGTGTAACCGGTGATCGCGCTGCCGCCGTTCGATGCCGGCGCGGTCCAGGTGACAGTCGCCGATGCGTCGCCTGCGGTGGCGGTGCCGATGGTCGGCGCGCCAGGTGCGGTAGCGGACAGCAGGGTAACGGAGGCGGACAGCGGCGTGCCGCGGTTGCCGGCGGCGTCGTAGTCGCGCACGCGCACCTGATCGACGGCGCCCGGCGTGCGGCCCGTGATGTTCACGGTCAGGACGTTGCCGGCATTCGTGTACGTCGTGCCGCCGTCCAGGCTGTATTCGTAGCCGGTGACGGCCACGTTGTCCGAACCGGCTGGCCACGTCAGCGTGTAGCTGGTCTGCGTGACGCTCGACGCGGTGATGGCGCCGCTCATGGTGGGCGCCGTGGTGTCGGTCGTGGCCGGCGTGGTGACGGTCAGCGCCAGCGCGGGCGATGCGCGGTTGCCGGACGTGTCGATCGCGCGCAGCGAGCACTGGTAAGCCGTGCTCGGGCTCATGCCGGTGGCGGTCCACGTCAGCACGTTGCCGATCTGCGTGTAACTGGCGCCGCCGTTGGTGCTGACCTCGTAACCGGAGATGGCCACGTTGTCGGTCGCCGCCACCCACGTGAGCGTAAAGCCGGTACTCGTGATGTTGGATGAAGCGAGCGATCCAGCCATCACCGGCAGCGTGGTATCGGCCGTGCTGGTGCTGCCCGCCTCGCTGCCTTCGTAGCTGTACGCGCGCCAGTAGTCGACGCCGTCGTACGACATCTCCAGCACGTTGATGGCGTTCGCGGTGTTGTTGTAGGGCGGCGAACCGCTGACGGTCTTGAAAGCCGACAGGTCGGGCACGTTGCCCGATACGCCGTCGGCCTTGAGGCGGAGGTAGCACACCGCACCCCTGACGGCGCCAGCGGCCGGCGTGAACGTGTATTTGGCGGCGACGGTCTGCTGCGTCATCCACGAGATGCCGACGCGATCGAGCGGCACCGACTGCGAGAACGGCACGTCGCGGTCGATCGGCATGCGCGCCACGTGCGCGGCCGTCAGCGTGCAGATGACGGTCTTGGTGCCGGCACTGAAATTGACCAGTGCGCCGCTGTTGGACGAGGCCGAAGGCGTACGCGTAAAAGTGTTGGCGGCCGTGATGGTGCCGGTGCCGCTTTCCCATTCGGCGGTGGCCGCGTTGCGGATGTTGTAGGGGAACGTGGCGCCCACTGCGCCAACTGCGGCCAGCGCCTGAAAGCCAGCGGCCGGCGTGCCCGAGACAACGAAGGCGCCCGTACCGGTGGACGTCGATGTGTCCTGCACGAGATCAGCAAAACCCAAGCCCATATTTTATTCCTCGATGATGTTGATAATGACTTCGCTCATGCGGCCCTCGTCGTCGCGCACGATTTCGGCCTTCAGCTTCTTGGGACGGTTGATGAACTCGCGCATGGCCGCGGTGTTTTGCGCCTGGCGCTGCGCGATCTCCATCAATGCATCCTGCAGGCCCGACATGTCGACGACGGGTGCAGGCGGCGCAACTGGTACCGGGGCCGGCGCGGCAACTACCGGCGCGGGCGCTGGCGCTGGCGTCGGCGCTTTTCTCGGGCGCGGGCCGCCAGTGACTTCGTGCAGGTGATCGGAGGTTTTCACGGACAGCATGGCATCACCCCTTCATGCATTTCAAAAGCGCTTCGAGGTTGCCGATGTCCTCGCGCACGGATTTCAGGGCGGTATGCGCTGGCACCTTGGCGGTCTCCCAGCGGCGCTCGTCGCGGATGTAGACGTCATGGTCGACCTTCACCTTTTTCATGAAGGAGCGCGGCACGTCGCGCGCGGGTTCCTGTATTGGTGCCGGCGCCTCTGCCGCCGCCGGCTGCGGTTCCTCTGGAATATTTTTTGGAATATTTTGTGGTTCGCTTTGGGGTGCCGATGCGGCCTTGCGCGCC